CCGCCATCGCCGCCATCGCCGCCATCGCCGCCATCGCCGCCATCGCCGCCATCGCCGCCATCGCCGCCATCGCCGCCATCGCCGCCATCGCCGCCATCGCCGCCATCGCCGCCATCGCCGCCATCGCATACGCAACGTATCGGATACCGGAACCCCACCGGGGGGCGACCCCCCTGTTTTACGCGCGCGCGTGCAGCTGTATGTAATACTATTCCACTCCAACAAATCTGGTTTTGGTGTATTTCGTACACCGTCCCAACCACTTGCACCTAGCAGCACAACCGTTACGTGTATTTCGTACACCCCCCCCCCTTCGTTTTTCTGCAGCGCAGCAAGACCCCCACCCCCTGCCAACCGGAAAGATCGGAGAAAGGGGACCCAAAAAGAAAGCCCCCGGGGTATATCCGGGGGCAAGTCACAGGGAGGTGCGAAAATCGTGCCTCTAGCCATACAAACAGTCAAGTGCTAACTTACACCAAACGGAGGTCACCATGACTCTGCACCTGAACATAGAGAGGGGCGTGCCCCTGCCAACGAAAATGGACGAGACAACCAAAGAAGACCTGCTTGTGAAGGCCCGTGCAGCAGCAGCAGCTGCCGACCTATTGGCCGAGCATGGTTTGGACGACCCGGAACCCACACAAAATGATCTTGCGGTCGCCTCTGCGCTTACGACAGAGTACGCCAAGAATCCGGAGAAGACGTCCCGAAGCGTGACAACTGCGAACATAGCCAAGACAACGCCGGCCGCCCTGCGGATGACTGAGCGCATGCTTGACGATTTCGGACACGCCATTGTGAAAAGCTCCGTGCAAGTGCGGAACTACGTCACCAACAAGCTTCTGGAAGAGACAGACAACCCTGACCCGCGGATCCGGATCAAGGCGCTCGAGATGCTTGGTAAGATCACGGATGTTGGCTTGTTCACGGAGCGGAGCGAGGTGACTGTGACCCACCAGAGCACTGATGACCTGCGAGACAGCTTGCGCAAGAAGCTGAGCCGCATGAAGGATGTCACGGCGTCCGTGGAAGATGCAGATATCGTGGAGGACTGATGTCGGAAGAAACCAATGTGGTGTCTGTGCATGGTGGACCCGTACCAATGGCAAAAGAGAATAGCCCAGCACTGATCGGGTATCTCGAGGAGATGCTGGAGCAGGCGAAGTCCGGCGAGATTCTTGGCATGGCGGCTGCCACCATGTATCGGGATCGAACAACAGCCTACTCTGTCGTTGGTGTCATTGAGGGGTTCTCTATGGTGGGGGCCCTCGAGATGGCCAAAGCCAGCCTTGTTAACCTAGACCTTGAGACGCGCGAGTGAACGCACACACCGCCATACCTGTAGGTTTCACCCCTGCAGAGATCCAGAAGATGCTGGACAACCTCGATCAGTTCTCTGACGAGGAAGTGGCGGAAGTGTATAAGCTGGTGGATGAGCTCGAGAAGCGCCAACATGTGGAGGCGTGCCAGAAGAGCCTGATTGAGTTCTGCAAACACATGCAGGAGGACTATAAGGTCGGCGCCCATCACCGGAAGCTTGCAACGCTTCTGGAGGACATCGAGCGTGGTCGCAAGGACCGTATCTGTGTTTCGGTTCCGCCGCGGCACGGCAAGTCCCAGATGGTCTCTATATACTACGCGGCGTGGTATCTTGGTCGAAACCCCGCCCACAAGGTCATGCTTGTCTCACACACGACGGACCTCGCTGTGGATTTCGGCCGGAAGGTGCGGAACCTGATCGCGACGGACGAGTTTCGGGAGATTTTCCCGGGCGTGGAGCTGGCCAAGGACAGCAAGTCCGCGGGGCGCTGGAACACGACAGACGGCGGTGAGTTCTACGCCACGGGTGTTGGGTCGGCTCTCGCCGGCCGAGGCGCCCACCTGCTGCTGATTGACGACCCGCACTCGGAACAGGACATCCTGAGCGGCAACCTCGAGATCTTCGCCAAAGCGTATGAGTGGTACGCATACGGGGCTCGGACCCGCCTCATGCCGGGTGGGCGCGTGGCGGTGGTCCATACACGATGGAGTGAGGAAGATCTCATCGGTCGCGTGATCCGCGACATGACGCAGAACGAAGACGCCGACCAGTTCGAGGTGTTTGAGTTCCCGGCGATCATCGAGACCAAGCAGCCTGACGGCACCTTGAGTGAGCGTGCCCTGTGGCCGGAGTTTTTCGATCTGCCGGCGCTGAGGCGCACAAAGGCAAGCATGCCGACATTTCAGTGGAATGCTCAGTACCAGCAGAACCCGACGGGCGAAGAAGCTGCGATCATCAAGCGGGAGTGGTGGCGCCGGTGGACAAAAGAGCGTCCACCCCCGTGCGAGTTCCTGATCATGTCTCTGGACGCCGCAGCCGAGAAGCACAACCGGGCTGACTACACAGCGCTGACAACATGGGGTGTGTTCTTCAACGAAGAGGAGAACATGCACAGTATCATCCTGCTGAATGCCATCAAGGAGCGGCTAGAGTTCCCTGAGCTGAAGCAGATGTGCCTTGACGAGTATCGTGACTGGCAGCCTGACTCGTTCATCGTTGAGAAGAAGAGCGCGGGGACTGCGATCTATCAGGAGCTTCGCCGTATGGGTATTGCTGTGCAGGAGTACACGCCACACCGGGGGACAGGTGATAAGCACGCGCGTCTGAACTCAGTGACGGACATGGTGTCTTCTGGTATGGTGTGGGTGCCTGACACACGCTGGGCCGAGCAGGTCGTTGAGGAGATCGCAGGGTTCCCGTATATGGCGCATGACGACCTTGTGGACTCCACGGTGATGGCGCTTATGCGTTTCAGACAGGGCGGGTTCGTCAGGCTACCCACTGACGAGGAAGAGTACGAATTGCCATATCGGCCCCGAGTAGAGTATTACTGACAAAACGCACGCTAAGGAGCCTCACAGATGGCTATCGAAAAATCCATGGACCAGATGGAAGACGACGTGGTCAACGAAGAGCTCCTAGCCGGAGCAATGGACGACCCCGAGGAGGTCGAGATCACGATTGTTGACCCGGAAGCCGTTGCTATCGAATCTGATGGTGAGGGCATGATCTTCGACTTCTCGGAAGAGGATGATGATCTGAGCCCTGAGGGCCACGACGACAACCTCGCTGAGTACATCGAGGACGACGATCTGCGGTCCATGGCGCTTGAGCTCATCAGCGATTTCGAGTCGGACCGCGAAGCGCGGAAAGACTGGGCGCACGCCTATGTTAACGGCCTCGACTTGCTGGGGATGAAGACCGAGCCGCGTGCAGACCCGTGGCAGGGCGCCTCCGGCGTGTTCCACCCGATGCTGACCGAGGCGGTTGTGCGGTTCCAAGCGCAGGCCATGGGAGAGCTGTTCCCACCGTCTGGTCCGGCGCGGACAAAGATCCTAGGGGAGCTCGAGGGCGAGATCCTGAAGCAGGCCAAGCGGGTTGAGCACGAGCTCAACTACCAGCTGACCGAGGAGATGATCGAGTATCGCGATGAGCTGGAGCAGATGCTGTTCCACCTGCCGTTGGCGGGCTCCGCGTTCAAGAAGATCTACTACGACCCGATCATGGAACGACCGGCGGCGACATTCGTCCCGGCCGAGGATTTCGTTGCGCCGTACGGATCATCCGACCTGCAGACCTGCGAGCGCTACACCCACGTCATGCGGAAATCGCCCATCGAGGTGATGAAGCTGCAGATGGAGGGTATGTATCTCGACGTGGAGCTGCCAGCTCCAGCCGCGGACATTTCTGACATTCAGAAGAAATACGATGACATGTCGGGTGAGGACGCAGTCATCGACGATGACGACCGCCACACTATCCTCGAGATGCACGTCACAATGAACCTGCCTGAGCAGGTGGATGATCCGGATGGGATTCCGCGCCCCTACGTCGTCACTATCGACAAGTCGTCAGCCACTGTGCTGTCTATCCGACGGAATTGGTACGAGGATGACGCGAAGAAGATCAAGCGTATGCACTTCGTGCACTATAAGTACCTCCCGGGCATGGGCTTCTACGGTCTGGGGCTCATTCACCTCGTCGGCGGTCTGGCCAAATCAGCCACATCTATCCTGCGTCAGCTGATTGATGCCGGCACTCTGTCGAACCTACCGGCGGGCTTGAAGGCCAAAGGTGCTCGGATCACCGGGGATAGCACACCCCTGCAGCCGGGGGAGTGGCGAGACGTGGACGTGCCGGGCGGGTCGATCCGCGAGGCGCTGTTCCCGTTGCCATACAAGGAGCCGTCCGGGGTTCTCTACCAGCTGCTCGGCAATGTCGTGGACGAGGGTCGTCGGATCGGGTCTGTGGCTGACGTTCAGGTTGGGAACATGAACCCAGAGGCGCCGGTGGGCACCACGCTGGCCCTGCTCGAGCGCTCCATGAAGGTCATGACCGGTGTTCAGGCCCGCCTGCACGCGGCGATGAAGCGGGAGCTACGCCTGATTGCGGCTGTGATTAAAGACTTCATGGGACCTGAGTACGCGTACGACCGCGAGGGGGAGTACGACCGCCTCTCCGATTTCAGCGCCCGGGTAGATGTCGTGCCTGTGTCCGATCCCAACGCAGCGACTATGGCACAACGGGTTGTCCAGTATCAGGCTGCCCTGCAGCTGGCGCAGCAGGCGCCGCAGCTCTATGACATGGGCAAGTTGCACAGGCAGATGCTGGAGGTTCTGAACATTCAGGACGCCGACGACATCATCAAGCTCCCGGAAGACATCAAGCCGGCAGACCCCGTGACCGAGAACATGGCGATCCTGAAGCAAGAGCCTGTGAAGGTGTTTGGCTATCAGGACCACGAGGCACACATCCGCGTCCACATGGCCGCGATGCAGGACCCGAAGATCCAGCAGCTGGTTGGTCAGTCCCCGTTCGCATCGGCAATTATGAACTCTGCCGCGGCGCACATCACCGAGCATGTCGCCATGCAGTACCGCGTGGAGATCCAGAAGATGCTCGGCGTGGAGATGCCCGACCCGGACGAGGCTCTGCCGGAGGACATCGAGCGCGAGGTGTCGCGCCTTGCTGCCGAGGCGGCAGGCAAGCTGCTCCAGAAGGATCAGGCGGAAGCCGCCCAGCAGCAGCAACAGCAGCAGGCCAAGGACCCGCTGACAATGATCCAGCGCAAAGAGCTCGAGCTGAAAGAGCGCGAGCTGGCGTTGAAAGAGCAAGAGGCCAAGCACGATGCGCTGCTTGATCTCGAGAAGCTGCGCCTCGAGGCGCAGAAGGTGATGGGTAACCTGCAGGTGCAGGAAGACCGGGTTGAGGCCGAGAACAAGCGCATCGGTGCGCAGATCGGGGCCCGGCTCGCAACGGAGCTCGACAAGAGCGAGCGCTCGGACCGCCAGAAAGGCGCAGATATCGGACTGAAGATCGCAGAGACTATCTCTCGCGACGTGTCCGCACAGCAGAAGGAAGATCGAAATGGACCCGCTGGAGGCCCTGATTCGCAAAATCGAGGAGGTTGAGGAAGGCCACCGCCTTTACATGGCCTCAGGCTCTGCCATGAGCTGGGAGCACTACAAGCATCTTTCCGGCATGTACGAAGCGTACGGCCGCATCAAGGAAGAGGCGAAAGAGATCCGCAAGCGTTACTCTGAAGAGTGATTTGCGGTTACGCCGGATGGTCCGGCGCAGGCACCGGCGAGCCTAGATCGCTGCACATGAGGGAATCATGTATCAAGCACCGAAGCTGGACGATCAGGTCTCAGCAAAACTGCCCGCACCGTCGGGCTACAAACTGCTCATCGCCACTCTTGAGGTTGGTGAGAAAACTGAGGGCGGCGTTTACATGCCGGACACGCTGAAGGACGCAGAGACAACCGCGTCTATTATCGGCTTTGTCGTGGCAGCCGGCCCGGACGCATACAGCGACGAGAGCAAGTTCCCAACCGGCCCTTACTGTAAGGAGGGTGATTTTGTGATCTTCCGGTCCTACTCCGGGACCCGGTTCAAGATCGCCGGGAAAGAGTTCCGACTCATCAACGATGACACCGTGGAAGCCGTCGTAGACGATCCGCGCGAATACACGAGGGCGTGAAGATGAACACGAAAGCGATGCAGGAGACCGACGACATCGAGGACACCGGTGCCGAGGAGGACGAAAGTGCCGAGATCGAAGTTGATGACGACAGCGACTTCGAGATCGAGATCGTCGACGATGTCCCGGAAGACCGGAAGCCGAAACGACCGGAAGGTCAAAAGGCCGATGTCCCCGACGATGAAGAGATCGAGAACTACAGCGAGAAGGTCCAGAAGCGGATCAAGCAGCTGCGGTTTGAGTATCACGAAGAGAAGCGACAGCGTGAAGAAGCTGCCCGCCTCCGTGACGAGGCCGTGCGGTACGCTCAGAACCTCTACAATGAAAACCAGAAACTCCAGCAATCTCTCACGCAGAACCAAGGTTCCCTTATCGAGCAGGCCAAGGGTCGTGCGACCGCCGAGCTTGAGCGGGCGAGAGTGGCATACCGGACGGCGTATGAGGCTGGGGACGCGGATGGTCTTCTCGATGCTCAGACCAAGCTTGCGGAGGCGCAGTCGCAGCTGACGCAGCTCGCCAATTATCGACCCCCCGCTCCGCAGCCGCAGCGCCAACAACAGCCCCAATACCAGCCGCAGCAGCCTCAGCCGCAACCGGAACGCCCCCGGCTTACCCCGCGCCAACAGCGCTGGATGGAGGCAAACCCGTGGTATGGGGATAATTCCGAGATGACCGGATACGCGCTCGGGGTACACGAAAGGCTTGTCAAGAGCGGAGTTGATCCGGACAGTCAAGAGTATTACAATGGCATTGACGCTGCTGTACGGCGGCGTTTCGCTGATGAGTTTTCTGATGTCGAGGAAGAGGCAACGCCTCGGCAGAGAAAGGCGTCCAACGTGGTTGCGCCCGCAGCGAGAAGTACAAAGAAACCACGCCAACGTGTTCGCCTGACTGCTACGCAGCTGGCGTTCGCAAAGAAGGCCAACATTCCGCCGGAGAAACTCGCGGCGCAGATTTTGAAGGAGCAAGGAAATGGCTGATCGGACTCCCCGGACCCAGACCACCCGCGAAGCAACTCAGCGGAAGCGGTCGTGGACGCGTCCGTCGGCTCTGCCCACCCCCGAACCCAAGGACGGCTACAAGTTCCGTTGGATTCGCACCTCCACTTTGGGCAACTCCGACAACCCCAATGTCTCGACCCGTTTCCGTGAAGGGTATGTCCCGGTGAAAGCCGCGGATCACCCGGAAATGCAGCTCCTCCCCGACCTCGGTTCCCGTTTCAAGGACAATATCGAAGTCGGCGGCCTCCTCTTGTGTGCCATCCCTGAAGAAATCGCCGAGGACCGCATCGCTCAACAGAACGAAGCGGCAGAACGGCAGATGGACGCGGTGGACAACAACTACATGAGGAACTCCGACCCTCGTATGCCGGTTCTCAAACCTGAACGGTCTACGCGCCATTCGTTTGGTAGGGGGTAACCTCTACCGTGAGCTCAATCGTAGTATAGGAGAAGTTATATGGCTTCCACTGCGACTCCCTATGGCCTGCGTCCGGTAAAACGTGCGGACGGCATGCCGTATGCTGGGGCAACGTCCCAGTACCTCATCGACCCCGCTGGCGAGGCGACCAACATCTTCAATGGTCAAGTCGTTCACATCGGCGCCGATGGTTACATCGCTCTCAGCACCGCGACCGGCGCTGATGGCACCACCAATGCACTGCCCACCGGTACCACCCTGACCGGCTCCATCGGCGTCTTCGTCGGTTGTGAGTACATCAACGCTCAGGGCCAGCTGATCTTCTCGCAGTATTACCCCTCCGGGTACGCTGCACCGACCGGCACCTCGATCAAGGCGTATGTCGTCGACGATCCGAACGTGCTGTTCCAAGCTCAGCTGGATGGCACCATCGACCAGTCGGACATCGGCGCCAACACGTTCTTCGCAGCAGCGCAGAGCACCAGCACCGGCAGCACTGCGACCGGCAACTCGACCTCGGCTCTGGATGCGACCACCGTGACCACCACGGCAGCATTCCGGATCGTGTCCGTTGTTGGCAGCATCGGCGACGACTACCCTGACGTGCTGGTGAAGTTCAACCCGGGCTACCACAGCCTGACCAATGCCGTCGGCCTGTAAGGAGTACTGAGGAATGGCTATCACACGCGCACAGCTTCTCAAGGAGCTGCTTCCCGGCCTCAATGCACTGTTCGGCATGGAGTACGAGAAGTACGAAAACGAGCACTCGGAGATCTACGAAACCGAGTCTTCGGAACGCTCCTTCGAGGAAGAAACCAAGCTGTCCGGCTTCGGCGCAGCTCCGGTGAAGAACGAAGGCGACTCGATCTCGTACGACAATGCACAAGAGGCGTTCACCGCCCGCTATGTGCATGAGACGGTTGCCATGGGCTTTTCGATCACCGAGGAGGCGATGGAGGACAACCTCTACGACTCGCTCTCCGCTCGGTATACGAAGGCTCTGGCTCGGGCCATGGCGTACACCAAGCAGGTCAAGGCAGCTTCGCTGCTGAACACCGGCTTCGACACCTACAAGACGGGCGACGGTGTGACTCTGTTCAACACCGCCCACCCGACTGTGCAGGGCGCCACCAACTCGAACCGTCCGTCTGTTGACGCTGACCTGAACGAGACCTCTCTCGAGCAGGCCGTGATCGACATCGCGGGCTTCGTGGACGAACGTGGTCTGCTCATCGCGGCTCGCCCGCGCAAGCTGATCGTGCCGCCGTCGCTCATGTTCGTTGCAACTCGCCTCCTGCAGACCGAGCTGCGCGTCGGCACCGCCGACAACGATCTGAACGCGCTGAAGTCGAACGGGTCCATCCCGGAAGGCTTCCGTACGAACCACTACCTGACGGACACTGACGCGTGGTTCCTGACCACCGACATCCCGAACGGCATGAAGCACTTCGTGCGGACTGCAATGTCGACGTCAATGGATGGTGATTTTGACACTGGCAACGTGCGCTACAAGGCACGGGAACGCTACAGCTTCGGCGCTTCCGACCCGCTGGCGATGTATGCAAGTCCGGGCGCCTGATTTCTTCAACGAAATCAAGCACTTGTGTATTGGGAGGTCCGCTTCGGCGGGCCTCTTCTTTAACTGTCGACGCGGCATTCAGAGTGTGGTAATAGCTAGTTCAGGAGGACTGGTTTATGCCATACGCTGAAGACTACGCGGGGGTTTATCGAGTTGTGGACGTTTCCACAGGGTGTTGTTACGTCGGCCAAAGTCGTCGGCTAAAGAAACGCATATCCGAGCACTTTCGACTTCTCGGGAACGGGGCTCACCCAAACCGGCATTTGCAGAACGCTTACGACAAGGCCGGCAAAGACGCCTTTGTCGCTGAGATCGAAGTGCTTTGTGACGACCCCACGGAGTTGGACGTAATCGAGGAAGCCTTCCTGTGCGGAGAGGCAAAGTTCGATGAGAGTCCGAAACTTTTCAACATCTCATCTACTGCACGAACACCGATGCACGGGAGACGCCACACCGAGCAGAGCAGGGCGCAGATAAGTGCATCTAAACTTGGCAAGCGCGATCACGTCACCCCCGAGTATAAAGCCAAGCTTTCGGCAGCACACCGCAAAGCTGCGCTAAGAGATCCTGAGTACAGAGAGAGGGTTATCTTCATTGTTTCTAACCCCGACCTGTCGTATGCTGAGCGCGGACGACGGGTGGGTGTCGACACGAGCACAGCTCGTAAAATCGCGCTCAAGTACAAGGACGAAAAGGATCTCCTAGATGGCTAACACCCACTTCACTGGCCCGGTTGTTTCGACCAACGGCTTCACTGGCGACGTCACCGGCGCCATCAAAGTTCCCACTTACACTGTTGCGACCGCCCCCTCGGCTTCGACCGCTGGCGCAGGTACTGTGATCTACGTCTCTAACGGCGCTGCTGGCTCCGCGATCCTCGCGTTCTCGGACGGTACCAACTGGAAGCGTTCGGACACTGGCGCCACCATCGCAGCATCGTGAGGTGACCCATGACTATCAAGTGGGAACCCGCCTCTGAGGAAGAGTTGGCAGCGCGCAAGCCCGCGCCCAAGAAGCCCGCTCCGAAGAAACCTGCAAAGAAGAAGGAGTGAGCCATGTCGAGTTCCGACATTCGGACAAAGCGCGTGACAGCAACAGGTTCTCTTGCTGTCGGCCCGGCTCGCATCCGACAAGTTCAGGTGCTCACAAGTGCAGGCGCTGGTCGTTTGACCATAACTGATGGCGATGGGGGAGAAACCCTCCTCGATCTGGACTTCCTCGCCTCCGACTCGCACTCGGTGAACATCCCGGACTACGGCATTCGTGCCCAGTCGGACGTCTACATCAGCGCTGTGACGAACATCTCGGCCCTGACGGTGTTCTACAGCTGAGGGGTTACGCATGTCGTGGTCTGAGAGGCTGGAAGAGGCACAGGGTAGCATGATTGCAGCGGCAGCCGCGGCGATTGTTTCTGGGTCCGTGTGGCTTGTCCGGCGGATCCTAACCAACCAAAAGCAGATCGAACTGCTGCAGCGCGAGATCGCAATGCGGGACGAGCGGAGGCGGGATGACCGCCAGTTCATTGAAAGCTCGTTTGACGACGTAAAGTCCGGTATGAACGAGATGCGTGAGGACATCCGGACGCTGTTCAACCGAAAGGACTGATCATGGCCATCACCTACAGAGGCGAGCGCTTCAGCGGCTACAACAAGCCTAAGCGAACTCCCGGAAAGAGCAAGAAGTTCGCGGTGCTCGCCAAGGACGGTGAAAAGGTACGCCTGATCAGGTTCGGGGACCCGAACATGTCGATCAAGAAGGACCAGCCGGATCGCCGGAAGTCTTTCCGGGCCCGCCACAAGTGCGACACCGACAAGCCCAGCAAGCTGTCAGCCCGGTATTGGAGTTGTAAAAAGTGGTGATCCGATGCCTCTGACAACCAAAGGTCGAAAGGTCATGCGCTCCATGAAGGAGCAGTATGGCCCTGAGCGTGGAGAACGTGTATTCTACGCGTCAAGGAACAAAGGCACTTTGACAGGTGTCGAGCGTAGGAGCGAGGGCGGATCCATGGCTAAGCGACCGGGGTTGTACGCAAACATCAATGCAAAGCGACGCCGAATCGCTTCGGGGTCTGGCGAGAAAATGCGTAGCCCGGGGTCCGAGGGTGCTCCGACAGATGCAGCGTTTGAGCGCTCCGCCCGGACAGCCCGCAAAGCCAAGGGCGGCGTAATGCGCGGCGACGGGTGCTGCCAGCGGGGAAAAACCCGCGGAACGATGCGATAGGAGGCTGATATGGTCAAAGGACCAGTACAACGCGGCGACGGGGGCAGATCCCCGGTCAGCAAGGATGACGTCCGTCCAAGCGGTATGGGCGACCAAAACCGTGGTTCTGGTTACGCTCCCGGGGTTTCAGGAAAAGCCCCGGCTGCTCCCGACAACAGGGCTTATATAGATCAAGCACTTGCACAAAGTTCCGCTGTAAATAAGGCGGCTAGTGATGGCCTTCTTGCGGTTCTTGCTGCTAGAGCTCCGCGGCAACCTGCCGTACCTGCCGGCATGGCGACACCTGTTAATTTTTCGACCCCGGTCCAATATAGCGTTGGTGATCCCATAACCCCTGAGATCGCTCAGATGTTGGCGGACCAAGGTGTCACAAACTTTAACCCCGCTGGGACGATGACGGCGGAGACCGCGCAATTTTTGATGCGAGAACCGACTCGAGCGCTGACACCCCAACAGGTGTATGGTGGTCTCACTTCGAACATTGGTGCCACGCCTCCGCAACAACCCTCGCCTCAAGCGCTGACACCCCAGCAGGTGTATGGCGGGCTCACTTCGAACATTGGCGCCACAGCGCCCACACAACCCACCGGGCCTAATGGTTACGCACCGCAACTCCTCCCCGGGGTTGGGTTTAGCTTTGGTGAGGAGGCGGCCCCCCTATCCGGTACTCGGCTCGACACCTTTCCTCAGCAACCCAATGGTGCCAGTTTGCCTGTTTCCATGGGCACGTTGGAACCTCTGGCTCCGACAAGATCCCCGAAGCCCTTGCAGCGTCCAGCGCAGGTTGAAGCGACGGCAAACGCGTACCCATATGACGCTGTAATGGAAATGGTGCGGGAGCAATACGACGCCCTGCCCCCTGACATGCGAATGGGGGAAATGACGACCACGCCGCTTCGGCAGTCTAATCCGTTTATCGAACCGGGCCCATATTTACCGGCACGAACGGACGCGGCACTAAACAGGTCGGCCCCGGCCAATCCCCAGCAAGGTGTGGCTTCCGCAAGCGCCACGTCGACAACACGAGCGTTGACACCCCAGCAGGTGTACGGTGGGCTCACGTCCAACATTGGCGCTACTCCTCCGCAGCAGCAGCTTTCATACGGCCCATCGACACGCCCACAAAACGCCCCGTCGGCGCCTCCCGTGACATCCTCTCCAACAACCGCGCTGGAGTACTCAAACCCGTATGAATTTGCGAGTTTGTCGGAGAATCTTTCTCCGGACATGTACCAGTATGCAAATGCTGGGGTCCCAACCCAAGCCCCCGCCACCTCGCCCCAAGCCCCAGCCACCCCGGCTCAAACGCCAACCCCTCAGCCGACTCAAATATCGGCGCAGGACATTGCGCAGAACACCGACGCCACCTCCGGCGGCACACCTATCGAATACAGCGCGGGTGTGGTTCCGAGCAGCGCCACGATGCCCGGGCTCGGGCTTATGTCTGGCATCCAGCAGGGTATCGGTGCAATCCGAGATGTGTTCAGCGGGGATCGGCAACTGTTCGGTGAGAACGGTATGCTCCCGGCTGATACACGCAATCCCGAAACGAGAGCTTCCGATTGGTTTGCCGCTCAGGAGGAGATGAGTAGAGGCTCAGAGATGAGCCCATACCCGGAGTCCCCAACTATCCCAACAGAGGCTGAGTTCGCAGCCATGAGCGCCGCTGAACAACAAGCCGTTCGTGACCGTTTGACCAATAACCCGTATGCTGGGACATTGGGCATGCTCATGATGGGTGGGAGGAGCTACGAGGACATCTACCCGTACATTTTTGGCACGACAACGGGGGCTGACACAACGGAACCGACCCCATACGTGCCGAACATCCCGGCGCCGTACTACACACCGTCGACGTTGAGCCCGTACGTGCCGTCCGCTGCACCGACGAACCCTGTGTACGGCTACTCCTCCTACAACGCTTTGCGGCAAGCGATGGGTATGGCAGAAGGGGGCGCTGTGCGCCCGTCGATGAACAATGCGTTCACCCCGGGAACCTACTATGCTCGGTATAACCCATACGCTCGAGGGCTCGGGGCCCTAAGGAGAGGCTAATGGCAGTCGTCGTCCCTGACATTTCGGAACTCTTCGAGGAAGCGTTTGAGCGCGCCGGCCTTGATATGCGGACCGGTTATGACCTGAAGACTGCCCGGCGTAGTCTGAACATGCTCACGCTCGAGTGGCAGAACCGCGGGCTTAACCTCTTCACCATTGAGTCTGGGACACAGGCTCTCACCGAGGGTACGGCGACGTACACCATGCCGACCGACACGATTGATCTGATCGAGCATCAGCTGCGTACAGGATCTGGTACAAATCAGATCGACACAGCGCTGGAGCGCATCAGCGTCGCGACATATTCCCAGCAGACCAACAAGAACCTGCAGGGGCGGCCGACCCAGATCTACGTGAACCGTGGGGCAACGAGCGTCACAGCGACAGTGTGGCCAGTGCCGAGCTCTGGTGAGTACAGTTTGGCGTATTACCGCCTCAAAGGAATAGACGGTCTCAGCTCTGGGATTTCTGGTTCCGCTGCTGTCCCGCCGCGATTTATTCCTGCGCTTGTTTCTGGTCTCGCGTTTCATATCGCCATGAAGAAGCCGGAAGCCGCTGCCCGGGCGCCGTCTCTGCAGGCTGAGTATGAGCGTCAGTTCGCTCTCGCTGCAAGCGAGGACGAGGAGCGCGCATCGTGGCACCTCACCCCGGGGGGTTTCTGATGGTCGCTTACGCTAAGGGCAAACACGCGTTCGGCTACTGTGACAAGACGGGTTTCCGTTACCCGCTGAATGAGCTCGTATGGGAATACAAGGACGGTCGCCGCACCGGGATGCGCGTTGGCAAGGACGTCGTTGATCCGGATCATCCTCAGAACTTCCTTGGTCGCGTTCGGGTTGTTGACCCGCAAGCTCTCCGAGATGCCCGTCCTGACACGTCTCTTTCCGAGAGCCGTGGGCTCTTCGGGTGGAATCCTGTTGGGAATCCACTCACACGTATGGTAGGTTCTGTAGGAACCGTCACTGTGACAACAGGAGGCTGACATGCCAGCACCGACTTCATCCAAGCGACCCGCCCGTCGATCTGCCGAATTGGAAGACCGCGCAGCTGCAACCCTAGCTCAGCGCCGAGCTGACCGTGCGGCCGCACGAGAGGCGCAGGATCGCGAAGACCGCAATATGCGCAAGGGTGGCAAGGTTGGCAAGATGGCGTGCGGTGGCAAGACCCGTCGCATGAAGGCCGGCGGTATGTGCCGCGGCATGGGCGCTGCCACTCGTGGTGGCAACTACTCGCGAGGCTGATCGTGAACTACACCGAGCTGGTACAAGCCGTTAAGGACTACGTGCAGAATGAGGAGACGACATTCGTCTCCCAGATCGACACGTTCATTCGGCAAGCTGAAGAGCGTCTGAACCGCTCGGTGATGATCCCCGAACTGCGGAAGAACGCCACAGCGTCGACAACGCTGGGGAATCAGTATCTGGCCAGACCGTCGGACTTTCTCGCGCCGTTCTCCATGGCTGTCGTCGATGACGAGGGGGACTACTATTACCTCTACGACAAGGACGTGAGCTTCATCCGCGAAGCGTATCCCAGCACCTCCACAAGCGGGCTGCCGCGCTATTACGCCCAATTCGACGGTGACAGCACCGGGAGTGAGGGGAACTTCATTCTGGCGCCGACTCCGGACGCAGCCTACACGGTTGAGCTGCATTATTACTACGATCCGCCGTCTATCGTCGACTCGAGCACATCGTGGTGGGGTGAGAACGCTGAGGCGGCTCTGCTTTACGGGACGCTCATCGAAGCGTACACCTTTATGAAGGGTGACGCCGACATGCTTGCTGAGTACACGAACCGGTACCAAAGCGCCTTGTCTCGGTTCGCATCCGTCGGGGCCCGCAGCTCCAGAGACGAATACCGCAAACCATGAGGACCTGACAGATGGCCATCACCCAAGCAATGTGCACCAGCTTCAAATCTGAAGCCCTGCAGGGCGTGCACGACTTCACGACCGACACCTTCAAGATCGCGCTCTACACCAGCAGCGCCACCTTAAGCGCAGCGACCACTGCCTACTCCGCGACTAACGAGGTCAGCGGGACCGGCTACACAGCTGGCGGTGAGACCCTGACCGTGACCGGCGGCGCGGTGAGCACGAGCGGAACGACTGCTTACGTGGACTTTTCTGACGTGACGTGGTCCACCGCGACGATCACAGCGCGCGGAGCCCTGATCTACAACTCCTCGCAGGCCAACAAGGCCGTTGCGGTTCTGGACTTCGGCTCTGACAAGACGTCCACGGCTGGCGACTTCGTGATTACTATGCCCACGGCGGATGCGTCGAACGCCATCATCCGGATCGAGTAAGCCATGGTGAAGCTCGTCAACCGCGTAAAGGTGGCCACGGCCACCACAGGCACCGGAACGGTGACGCTCGGCGCTGCGGAGACGGGCTACCAGACCTTTGCGAATGGCGGCGTGTCGGATGGCGACACGGTCCGCTACGTCATTGAGGACGGCAGCGCTTGGGAAATCGGTTCTGGCGTCTACACGGCCAGTGGGACGACGATGACGCGGACGCTTGAAGAGAGCAGCACGGGATCGCTTCTGAACCTGACAGGCTCCGCAGTCGTGTTTGTAAGCGCCGCTGCGGCGGATTTCACAAGGTCTGCTGATGGCGGCTTCGCCAACTCGACCTACACGGCTGAACAGACCATCGACGGGGGATCGGCATAATGGCTGACCGCATTCAAGTTCGCCGGGACACGGCTGCAAACTGGACCAGCGCAAACCCTACGCTTGCGCAGGGGGAGATCGGTTACGAGACCGACACCGATAAGGTGAAGATTGGGGACGGAACCACGGCGTGGACGAGCCTTGGCTACGTCATCGACACAGGTGGCTATCTGGTGTCTTCGGACATTGGTTCGACTGTCCAAGCCTACTCCTCCGTCCTCCAGAACACGACGGCGTCTTTCACGACGGCAGATGAGACCAAGCTTGATGCCATAGATCAGGGCGTGGCGACGACGGACAGCCCGACTTTCGCTGGTCTCACGGTGGACACCAACACGCTCTATGTGGATAGCGCCAACGACAGGGTTGGCGTTGGTACGAGCAGTCCGAGCGAGAAACTGTCCGTCATTGGCAACACGAGTCTTGGTGGTGATCTGAGTTTTTTCGGCAACCTCAGGGGGATCGGCCAATCGTCCTCCACCTCGCTTGGTGTTTCCATCACAGGTGGAACCTCGAACACAGACGGGGCGTCGATCACCATATATGGCAAAGACCACGCCACGAACGCGGGGAACATGTACATCACCGCTGGTGGTGCGACCGGCACAGGGGAGACCGTCTTCCGCCGTCGCCTCGACGCCGCATTTGCCGAGTCCATGCGTATCGACACTAGCGGCAACGTCGGCATCGGCACAAGTAGTCCGAGCACGTTGCTCCATGTCAATGGCGACACGACGCTTGGCGGCGGGGTCACCGAAACTGTCTACGCGCTCAGCGGCACGACACCAGCGCTCGACCCGTCCAACGGGACGGTGCAGACATGGACCTTGTCGGGGAACTCCACGCCCACTGACAGCCTCTCTGCTGGCGAAGCGATCACGCTGATGATCGACGACGGGACGGCTTACACGATTAACTGGGCCACCAGCATGTCGGTCACATGGGTCAACAACGGCGGTTCTGCCCCGACGCTCGCCACGACGGGATACACGGTCATTGCTCTCTGGAAAGTATCGACGACGCTTTACGGCGCTCTGGTGGGGGATGGTAGCTGATGTTATGGAATAAGGCTATTGGCGCAGAAGGAGCTGCGGGGGGCGCGGAGGGCTGGAATATCTCTACGGCGTTGTACGTTCAAAGTATTTCAGCGGGTGACACAAACCCAGCGAACATCTTTTTTATGCCCGACGGCGCAAAGCTGTATATTATGGGGAGTAACTCCACCAGAGTAAGGGAGTATAATCTTTCCGCTCCTTGGGATTTATCTACGGCAACATTCCTTCAATCCTTTTACCTCGGCGGCAACCCCTTCGGCTTGTTTTTCAAGCCCGACGGCGCAAAGATGTATGTTGTAGATAGAAGCACGACAACCGTAAGGGAGTATAATCTTTCCACTCCTTGGGATGTCTCTACGGCGTCATACTTTCAAAACGTCGCGGTCACTGCCAACCGAGGCCTGTTTTTCAAACCCGACGGCGCAAAGATGTATGTTGTAAATCAAGGCGGGTCTGTACAAGAGTACAATCTTTCCAATCCTTGGAATGTCTCTACGGCGTCATACTTTCAAGACCATAGCGTCGCCGCCCAAGAGTCCATTCCCTTGGACGTGTTTTTCAAGCCCGACGGCGCAAAGATGTACGTTACGGGAATTAGCGGGGACGATGTAAACGAGTACAATCTTTCCATTCCTTGGGATGTGTCTACGTCGTCATACGTTCAAAACTTTAGCGTGCAAACAGAAGATTCGTCCCCTACGGGCTTGTTCTTCAAGCCCGACGGCATGAGGATGTATGTTTCAGGCGAGCAACGCGACAACATAAACGAATATACCGTTTCAGCCTAACAGGAGACCACCTTGCCCTACCTCAAACTCACAAACGGCGTGCCCGAGACTTACTCAATCGGGAAACTGCGCCGCGATAACCCCAATGTCAGTTTCCCGAAACAACTCAGCGATGCACTGCTGGCTGACTGGAACGTGTATCCCTACACAGTCCTGTCGCAGCCGACGTACGACGCGCTTGTACAGAAGATCACCGCTGCACCTTTTGAGCAGGTCAGCGGTGCGTGGCTCCAAGGTTGGACTGTGGAAAACCTTCCTCAGGATAGCGCTGAGGGTAATGTCCGCAGTCGGCGCGACACGCTACTGGCCCAATCGGACTGGACGCAGGTGGCTGATGCCCCTGTGGATCAGGCAGCATGGGCAACGTACCGCCAAGCGCTCAGGGATGTTCCCTCGCAGGTGGATTTCCCGTACAATGTGACATGGCCCACTGAACCGGAGTAAGTAGATGCTCGGCTTTTCACCCCTCGCGAGCGCGCCCCTAGCGGATGACGCCGGGGTCGTAAGCCCGAACGTCACGGTTCTCGTCACTGGTGTGTCCGCCACTGGCGCGGTGGGAGATGTTCTCGTATCCGTCCCCGTTGTCGTTAGCGGCGTGTCCGCCACTGGCGCGGTTGGCTCCGTATCTGTTTCTGTTGTCGCGAGCGTCAACGTCACCCCGTCTGGGGTTTCCGCCACCGGTTCAGTTGGCACACCGGCCATAGCGGGTGGGTCGGCGACGACCGTTACGGGCACCTCTTCCACCGGCGCGGTGGGTGACGTGGTTGTCAGGCTGCCCGCAGAAGTTCCTATTTCTGGCGTTTCCGCCACTGGTGAGGTTGGCACAATAGCTGTCGCGGGCGGCGCATCAGCGCTCCCGTCAGGCGTGTCCGCAACGGCGGATCTGGGAGAAGCTTCAGCTCGGACCATAACCTACGCGCCTGTCACTGGCGTTTCGGCCACAGTGTCTGTTGGCACGGTGGGTGTTCGCACGGCCACTGGGGTTTTCCCGACAGGCGTCTTCGCCAGCGGAAGGGTCGGTCAGGTCACCGTCTGGGGCAAAGTTGTGCCGTCCCCGGGCACGGGCTGGACCAACGTCCCCGGAACAAGTACAGTGTGGGAGGGTGTCGAGCCTTCTCCGCCCACTGATTGGACCAGCATTGCCGCATAAGAGGTCGCTATGAGCCGTGAGATTTACTTTCCGTGCCTTTTGGTGAACCCATAACGGCTTTCGGCCACAAGCCTGCGGTGTGTGGCCTCCTCTTTCGTGCTGAAGTGACCGAGATGAATTAGCTTTTGGTTAACCTTTATACGCGCAAACCACTTGCCTTTTGCTTGGCTGTAGCCGACGCCCGTTACCCCGCTTGTGTTATTTATTTGCTTTGGTCTGTTTTTGCCGTTCTCAAGGGTTTGAACGTCCCTCAGGTTCTCTATGCGGTTGTCCATCTTGTTTCCGTTGATGTGATCAATCTCGTGCTTTGGCCACTCGCCATAGTGGAGGGCCCATGCGGCGCGATGCGCTTTCATGCTTACGCTGTTGACCCGCCCAACAAGGTAGCCCCTTAAACTTTTTACGTTCATGGCAGGACGTCCTGAAAACCTAGTGTTCCAAGTCTTCCATGACGTATCGCTTTTGAAGTAAGCTCTCGGCCTCTCCAAGTAGGTCAGTTGCCCTGTTAGCGGGTCGTATGCTACAAGGGTTGCAAGTTCTACCGCGTCCATCCACGACTCCTACAGAAGGTGTGCCAATGTCTAACATCAACGCTGCTGTGTATCAAGCCGCGGAAGCCTACCTTGGAATCGAGGAGTTTCCGGGATCAGCCAACAACCCGGCAATCTTGGAGATGTTTGAGGACTCTGGTCACGGGTGGGTAGATTCTGAGATCCCATGGTGCGCAGCTTTCGTGGGGTCTGTTCTCGCTCAGGTCGGTATTCAAGGGACCGGGGCCCTGAACGCTCGGTCCTATCTCGAGTGGGGTGAACCTGTCGATCTGGTCCGGGCACAGCGCGGCGACGTCGTCGTTTTCTGGCGCGGCAGCCGCGACGGCTGGCAGGGGCACGTTGGTTTTTACCACGGCATCGACGGCAACAACATTCTCGTGCTGGGTGGCAACCAAGGCAACGCTGTGAGCGTGGCTCCATACAGCGCTGATCGGCTCCTCGGTGTTCGTAGGGCCACCCAGCCACGCACTTCTGCCACGCAGTCTCGGACGGTGCAAGCATCCGCTGCTCAGGTCGGAACGGCCGCTGTAGGCGGAGTCACCGCAGTCGCAGCATTGGACGGGAACGCTCAGATGTTGGCCATCGGCGCCTGTGTTGTGTTTGGCCTTCTCGCTGCGTTCATCATGCGGGAGCGCCTGAAGAAGTGGGCCCGGGGCATCCGGTGACGTGGCTTGTGCTCATCCGCTCGAGACTTGCTCGGTGGCTGGCCGCTCTGGGAGCGGTTGCCTTGGCCGTGCTTGCTATCCGAGCCGATGCCAAACGCGACGCGAGACGTGACATGGAGGAGGAAGACCGTGAGGCTGCTAACGACATTCGTGATCGCGTCGAGCGTGATCTTCCTGACCGGCTGCGACAGTATGAGGGTCATGGGTTCCGAGACGAGCCGTGAGGTTTGTCGCCAAATGGGTGCCGCCCTACCCACAAGATCACACCGAGACACGCAAGTAACCATTGACGAGATCACGGAGCTTTATGCTACGTTCTCGCTTGTGTGCCCCATCTGGGAGCACCTCATTCCGGGAGAAAACCAATGATGTCGATGCAGATCATCGTCTGTTTCATCACTGCCATGGGGCAGGATTGTAACGCGCATCAGCTGCCTGACCCATTCGATGCCGACACATGCCGCCGCGCCGCTCCCATCGTGGAGCTGTATATTGAGCGCGAGTTCCGGATGGAGTCTGGTTACACGGGCGACATGATTGTCAGCGCTTCCTGCGTTCCCGAAGTTTCTTCGTAATCCCCATCAGGGGTTCGCGGCCACGGCGTCCAGTGGCATTTTACCTAACTAGGAAAGGCCCTGTGCGTCGCAGCGATGCGAGCTACGTTCCCAACATCTGCCCCTACAGATGTGTTTCACACTGACCCCGTCATTCTTTTGAGTGGCGGGGCCTTTTCTTGTTATAGGGCAAGTCTCATGCTATCTTCCACCCAACGCGGACTAGGAGGCGAGAATGCCCAGCACCTATACCACTTCCGGGATCGAACTCATCGGCGATGGTGAGCAGTCTGGTACTTGGGGGAGCACCACCAACGAGAACCTGCAGATCCTCAGCCGGATGATCTCTGAAGCCGGTACGATCACCCTGTCTGGCACGACCCACACACTGCCTGTGACTGACGGTGCACTATCCGAGGGTCAGTACGCGGTGCTTGTGTTCGGCGGCAGCCCGAGCGGTACCAACACTGTTACGATCACCCCGAACGACGCCAAGCGGACATACTTCGTCAAGAACGACTCCGGTGAGTCGGTGATCCTGACTCAGGGTTCTGGTGGCAACGTGACGGTCGCGGATGGCGACGTCGCTATCGTCTACTGCGATGGCGCGGGCACCGGCGCCGCGGTTGTCGACATTTCCGGCCTGACCAGCAACGACATTGGCGTCACGGTCCAAGCCTACTCCTCCGTCCTCCAGAACACGACGGCGTCGTTCACAACGGCAGATGAGACCAAGCTTGACGGCATTGATCAGGGCGTCGCGACGACGGACAGCCCGTCCTTCGCTGGCCTCACGGTAGACACCAACACGCTCTATGTGGACAGCTCCAACAACCGCATCGGCATCAACACAACCAGCCCGAGCGAGAAACTGTCCGTCACTGGCAACATTGGCCTCAACGGTGCTCTGAGTTTTTCCGGCAACTACAGGGAGATCGGCCAATCGTCCTCCACTTCGCTTGGTGTTGGCATCAAAGGTGGAACCTCGAACACCGACGGGGCGTCAATCGCCCTCTACGGTAAAGACCACGCCACGAACGCGGGGAACATGTACCTCACTACTGGTGGTGCGACCGGCACAGGGGGGACCGTCTTCCGCCGTCGCCTCGACGCCTCGTTTTCCGAGTCCATGCGCATCGACAGCAGCGGCAACGTCGGCATTGGCACGAGCGGCCCAACAAATGCTCTTGATGTGAGAGCATCAGGCTCCGGTATTGCCCGTTTAACGTCAACAGGTGCTACCAGCGCAGTTTTATACTTCTCGGACACCAATTCAACAGGCGTGTTTGCCCAGTCTATTGGGTCTGTGGGCGATGATATCAGAATTAATACCAGTAACAGCGAAGCCATGCGCATCGACAGCTCTGGCAACGTCGGGGTCGGCACGAACAGTCCCTCTGAAAAGCTGTCCGTCACTGGCAATATCTCCGTCACCGGAACGGTTGACGGTCGCGACGTGGCTGCAGATGGCATTAAGCTCGACGACCTGTGGTCGTTTGGTTTCGAATCTCGGTCGGCTCTTGTTAGCTACTGGGGCGGCCTCTCCATTTCTGAGAAGAGCGCCGTCTCTGACGGAGCAGTGTGGACTGACGGCACCGTGGCTTACGTCAGGGATAGCGGGGCAACCGCTATCAGCGATCTGGCTGGCTGGGTGCCATACGGTGATGTCACTCCTGATCATTTTGGAGAAAATACGACCCCTGGGACCACCGATATGCGCGCGGCTATTCAAGCCGCATGGGATTGGTCAATATCTGTTGGGAAGCAGGTTGTTGGTCTTAGCGCAACGTATGTGGTGTCCGGTAGTGGGCTTTCTCAGTCGGGTCGCGAATACGGCCTTCTGATCAAAGATGGGTTAAAGTTTCATGCAATGGCTGGCTGCACCCTAAAGGTGATGTCTGGCGAAGACATTGACCTAGTCCAGACCGACCTGACAATGGCACCGCTTGCCCGCGTTGTATTTTCTGGCGAACTGACCATAGACGGCAACCAAGCAAATGTTGGTCCTAATAACGGCTTTGGAATTTGGTTCCAGCACATCACCCACCTGTCCAATGACATCATTCGGGTTCGCAACACAGCGTCTTTTGGTGTCCGCATTGAGACATGTGACCGACATGACTTCACCCTGATTGAGGCCGAGCAAGAACCTAACACTAACGCGGATGGTGTGCATTGGATCGACACTCTAAACGTCACCGGAAGGGTAATGTCTGAGAGTCTTGGGGATGACGCAGTGGCGGTCTCCGCGAGGAACAGAGACGTTGAAAACTACAACCTTACGGTTATCGCAAAGTCACCTTACGATGCTTCTGTTGTAGCTGGTCGGCGCGGGTTTCTAATCAACTTGACGGATGATGCGGTTGTTCAGCGCACCATGCGCAACATCTATGCAAATGTTGTGGCGGAGGATTGTGACGGCCCTGCGGTGAGTTTGTTTGGCGCAATCTTTGAAGGCATCACGGTTGATGTGGTGGCTCGGAATTGTCAGAACGCGCTCTATTTGGTTCCGGGCACAGCGGCTCTTCCGGGAGGGGTGACCAATTGTGTGTTCCGCGTCAATGGCCATGACATGAACGAGCAATGCGTTATCGTCGTGGATGACTACGCATCTGTGGGCATCAGCGACAATCACCTTGAGTTCACGGGGTCGAACCCCGGAGATGGTTTTGTGGGTGTATCGCTCACAGGCGCAGGGTGGTCAGGCTATATTGATCTGAACTATGATCCTGATAGCAGCAAGGCATCACCGTCATTTGGTGTGGACCTGTTTGCCGACACCTCCAACCTAACAATCGGGTGTCGGAACGCGGACACAAACCTCAACTTGCGCGCGACCGCGACTGACAACACGATTAACTTGATGGAGCTGTCTGGGGGGATAACTCGCGATCTTGATGTCAACGCATCAGCGACCGGTCTGCGCCTGATTGGGGGGAAGCTCAGCACTTCCCGCATCCTCCCCTCCGATACGGAGATCGTCAGCGTGGATGGCCTTTCCTCCAAGATAGACGGTCGCAACGTGGCTGCAGATGGGGCGAAGCTTGATGCCATCGACCAAGGCGTGGCGACGACGGACAGCCCAACCTTCGCTGGCCTCACAGTAGACACCAATACGCTCTATGTGGATAGCGCCAACAACCGCGTCGGCATCGGCACGAGCAGTCCCGGGGCTTCTCTTGACGTGGTCGGGAGTCTTCGAGGCGGGTCTAACACAGTTTCTGGAAACTACAACCTTAGCCTTCGCAGTGGAGCATCCGACGCAACTTTTCTTACCCGCTATTCTACTGGGGTTGCTGAAATAAGGAACTACGGAGGGGCTTTCCAGTTAGCTACCCAAGCTCTGGAAGATATCTTGATACTAACCAACAACACAGAGCGCCTACGCATCGACAGCAGCGGCAACGTCGGCATCGGGACGAGCAATCCCGGCTCTAAACTTTCCATTGTAGGGCTTCCAACATCCTCTGCTGGCCTTAGCGCGGGTGATGTATGGAACGATGGCGGAACACTCAAGATTGTCTAACCAAGGAAGCAACGATGCAAATCAACGATGTCATCGCGCAGTATGCCATTGAGCGTGTTCACTTGATGGCCGAACTCGAAAAAGCGCATGCGCGTATCGCAGAACTCGAAGCCGCAAAGGAGACTGACTAATGACCACCTACAACTGGAAAATCGCAACCTGCGAGCACGACGTGGCTACCGGTGGCATCACCGTCGCCCATTGGGAGTGTGTTGCCACCGACGGTGACTACCGGGCGCGCGTCTATGGCTCGGAGGGCCTGAGTCCTGATCCGTCTAGCCCCAACTTCATTCCCTACGCCAACGTGACCGAGGGGGAAGTTCTCAACTGGGTGTGGAGTCAGCTGGACAAGGACGAGACGGAGGCCAACCTCGCGGCCAACATCGAAAACCAGAAAAACCCGACCACTGAAACCGGTACTCCGTGGTCGTGACGCCAGCGTCCCAGTAAAGGACTGACACCCAATGCCGTTTGTAAAGCTTCAGTTCCGTCCCGGCATTGTTCGGGACGTGACGTCGTACACCAACGAAGGCGGATGGCGCGACGGCGACAAGATCAGGTTTCGCAACGGCTTCCCTGAGATGATCGGTGGTTGGCAGCGGTACAGCGGTAACACGTTCTTGGGAGTCTGTCGCGCCCTGCTCCCGTGGAGCGACCTAGATAACACCCCGTACATGGGGGTTGGGACCAATCTGAAATACTACGTGGAGCGAGGGGGTGACTATTACGACGTGACGCCCATCCGTGCGACTACGGCGGCGGGCGATGTTACCTTTTCTGCAACATCCGGATCAAGCACGGTAACTGTCAGCGACACATCCCACGGGGCCTTAGAGAACGACTTCGTCACTTTTTCAGGTGCCGTCAGTCTGGGTGGCACGGTCACTGCAGACGTGCTGAACGCAGAGCATCAGATCATCAACCTTATCGACTCGGACAGTTACACCATCGAACTATCTGGTGTGGTGGCCAATGCGAGCGACACCGGAAACGGCGGAGCCTCTGTTGTGGGGGCCTATCAGATCAACAGCGGTCTCGCGACCGCCGCGGTGGGCTCAGGCTGGGGTGCAGATCGCTGGGGCTTTGGAGGTTGGGGTGACCCGGCCACTCTAAGCGTTGTCGGTGCCCAGCTCCGCACATGGTCGCATGACAACTACGGAGAAGATCTGATCTTCAACCCGACCAACGGGGGCATATATTACTGGGACACTTCTGGTCCCATTACCGACCGTGCGGTGGCGATCTCGGACCTATCCGGGGCCAACAAGGCTCCGACTGTAGCTCGTCAGGTCATGGTATCTACGCGTGACCGCCACACGATTGCGTTCGGATGCGACGGTGAGTTTGATGTCGGCAACCAAGACCTGACACTGATCCGCTTCTCCGCTCAGGAGGACATTACCGACTGGGAAACCCGCGCGGACAACACCGCAGGGTCGTTGCGCTTGAGCTCGGGCAGCCAGATTCTTGCCGCGATCAAGACCAAACAGCAGATCCTGATCTTCACCGATGTGTCCTTGCATGCGATGCAGTACATCGGCCCCCCGTTCACCTTCGGCATTACCGAGGTCTCCACCAACACCAGCCTCGCCGGGTTCAACTCCGCAGTGGCGGTGAACGACACCGTGTACTGGATGGGCAAGGGCGAGTTCTATTCTTACAACGGGCGCGTGCAGCAGATCCCCTGCCCGGTACGCGACTACGTTTTCAACGACCTGAACCCCTACCAGTCGAACAAGATTGTCGCCGGACACAACACCGCCTTTTCGGAGATCTGGTGGCATTACCCGTCCGCAGACAGTGACGAAAACGACAGGTACGTTATTTACAACTACGCCCAGAACATATGGTATTTCGGCACCATGGTCAGGACAGCGTGGGTCGCTAAAGGTGAGATCGGGAACCCAATCGCTGCATCCACCGACGGCAGGCTGTACAACCACGAGACTGGTTTGAACGATGGGTCGTCGAACCCGGAAGTCGCCATCCCTTCGCATATCGAGTCGTCCCCGGTGGAGATCGCAGAGGGCGATCAGTATATGTTTGCATCGCGCGTTCTCCCCGACCTGTCTTTCCGCAATTCAACCGGGGACCCGTCAGCTACGCTGACGTTGAAGATGCTTGACTACCCGGGCGGTGGTTACAGTGGGGAGGAGGACGATGGTGTGATCACTCGGTCCGCGGAACTCCCCGTCGAGAAGTACACGAAGCAGCTTTTCGTGAGATTGCGCGGCCGTGCCGCCGCCCTGCGATTGGAGTCCGATCAGTACAACACGACGTGGCGACTTGGGTCACCAAGAGTTGATGTTCGAACGGACGGGCGCCGCTGATGGCAAAAGCGATCCCTATCCCATATTTCGCCTACCCGCCGTACGAGTACGAGCCGTCTTACTTTGCCGACATGACGAGACAGTTTGCGTCATACGCGCAACAGCTTCAAGTTCCGGGACCAGAACGCGTTCTGTCTCTGACCATTACGCCGAGCACGACAGACTCTGACTACGGCACCTTGTCATGGAGCACTACGGACGAAACTCTTGATCTGACCATGGGGAACGACATCACCCAGCAGATCGGGTTCGAGACTTACATGCGGTGCGAGAACAAGACTGGTTCCACTATTGCAAATGGCACCGTGGTCGGGTTTGCTGGGGTCAATGGTGAGATCAAGGTCAACGAGTACATCGCAGATGGCACAGTCCCGTCGCTCTACTTCATCGGGGTCACCACCTCCGACATTCCGGACGACGAGGTTCGACCGGTTACAGTCTACGGAAAAGTTCGTGGCGTGGACACGACGGGCACTCCGGTTGGCGAGACGTGGTCGGTCGGCGACATTCTCTATGCTTCCCCATCGACCGCAGGGGCGTTCACGAACGTAAGACCAACGGCACCAAACGAGGTGATCGTCGTCGCTGCAGTGTTGTCTGTCGATGCAACGGACGGGCAGATCCTCGTGCGCCCGACAATTCCAATGGGTCTGGACTACGGCTCGTTCACTGATACCACGGATCAGACACCCGCCGCGGCGGACACCGCCTACGCTGTGACGCTGAACACCACCGAAATCTCCCGTGGGGTAACTGTCGCCTCCGGCTCCCAGATCACCGTGTCCCAAGCCGGGTTTTACTCGGTTGAGGCTTCGTTTCAGGTCACGTCGTCAACCGCGAGCGCCTCCAACGCCTACTTCTGGTTGTCCAAGAACGGAACCGATGTTGATGACACCACAAGGGTGTTCACGATCAAGGCCAACGGCGACACGAAGGTCGTGACTGTCACCTATCAGATCTCTCTCGCCGCCAGCGACTACGTCGAGCTGATGTGGGCGGCGGACACCACGAGCATGACGCTCGATGCAATCAGCGGTCTGAGCTTTGCTCCGGACGCACCCTCCGTCATCGCCCACGTCTCGCAGCTGCAGCTGTAACGGCGGGGTTACAATAAACGCGCGGCATGGTATTATGCGGCAAATACACATGAGGTTAGCGCCATGGCACTTCCGTTCATTCTAAGTCTCCTTGGTTCAACCGCTGCCGGTGCTGGCATGCTTGGCACAATGAGTCCCCTGATCGCAGGGGCGCTCGGGTCTGGGGTCGGGTCCGCAATCGAGAGCGGGTCTCTTGAGGAGGGCCTCAGGACTGGTCTGACAGCCGGCCTTTTCGGGGGCATTGGTGGTATGCTGACGGGCGGTGCCGGAGCCGCCGCGACGGGAGCCGGTGCCGGAGCAGGGGCGGGAGCCGCCGCTGCCACTGGCGCTGCGGAGCAAGCGGCACAGCAAGGGATACTCGGGAACATGTTCCAGAACATGCCGTCCGGGTTCCAGCCCGGGACTATTCCGGGAATTGACGCAGCAACACTCGCCGGCCGTGTCGGCCAGATCGGCTCCGGGGCGGGACAGGTACCCCTTGGGCAGGTTCTTCAGGGTGGGTTCCAGCAAGGTGCGATGACTGGCGCTGGTCTCGGGACAGCCCTCGGCGGAGCGATGATGACACAACCCCCGGCGATGGACGTGCCCGGCCAAGGGGATTACGAGCGCCCCGGCATCGACCCCAACACGCGTCGTCAGTCTTACGCGGCACCGGCGAATTATCAGCCCGGTCGTCAAGGCGAGTTCCTCTATTTCGACCCATGGGTTCCGCAGGTCGCGGGCTACGCCGAGGGTGGTCAGGTGCAAGTCAGCCGCGGCGGCATCGCTGAGATGGCCCCTCAGCTGCAGTCTGGTCAGGCGCAGCGTCCGCAGATGAACGACAAGCAGTTGGTCCAAGCCGCGATCCAAGCGGTCAGCGGGCGCCTACCGGAGGCGGAAGCCGCGGTTGTGCTCGGTCAGTTCCTCCAGACGTTCGGCGAAGACGCCCTGCGCCAGCTCGTGGATGATGTTCAGTCCGGCCGCGCCGCCGGCCCGAGGGGTGATGTCGAGGGCACGGTGCAAGGCCCGGGTGATGGCATGGACGACATGGTCCCGGCCGCGATGGATGATGGTAGCCAAGACGTCCTCCTGAGCGACGGGGAGTTCGTTGTCCCCGCGGATGTTGTCAGCGGAATTGGCAACGGTTCCACAGATGCCGGGGCCGATGAGCTTTACAAGATGATGGAGCGGGTGCGTCAGGAGCGCACCGGGATGCGAGAGCAGCCCAAGCAAGTGGCAGCCGGAGGTCTTATGCCGGTATGAGCGACCTGAGCTTCAGCGCTGTTCCTTATGAGGTTGTGGATCTTGTATGGCCGGACGTAGCCCCGATGCTTGAGCGGGCCGTTGAGACGGCAAGCGGGGCCTACGATCTACGCTACGTGAAGGATGAGATCGACGCTCGCAGGCTTGGCCTGTGGGTCGCGCTGGAGGGGACCACCCCAGTGGCCGCAATTACCACGCGCATTGCGGAATTGCCCGGGAAGAGAATTATTGCTATGGATTGGATCGCAGGGTCTCGCATGAGTGAGTGGTTGCCGACCGCTCAAAAAGTGCTCCAAGACTATGCCGCCGCTCACGGGTGCAGCGAGATGCACGGCGCGGGTCGCAAAGGGTGGGAAAAGCCTCTCGGCAAGCTGGGCTGGACCGCAGAACGCGTCATGTACAAACTAGAGGTGCCACATGGGCAAGGGTAGCAGCGCTCCTTCGACGAGCACGGTTGAGCAGTCCAACCTTCCGTCCTACGCGGAGCCGTATTTCACGGAACTGCTCGAACGCACCAGCGAGCAATCGACAACCCCGTACACCCCGTACGAGGGCCCCCGCATTGCGGAGTACGCCCCAGAGACGACGGCATCATACGACCTGACACGGCAGATCGCTGGACAGGGGATCGCGGGTCTTCCGGAAGCCATGGGTGCCACATACGGTGCGCTACAGGGGACGCAGGGGCTTGCTTACGCGAACCAGCCTTATGAGTTTTCCGCTGGTCAATCGGAGCAATATGGTTACAGCCCGACGCAGACTTTCACCGGTCAGAGCGTTGGGCAATACATGTCACCCTACATGCAGAATGTGCTGGACGTGCAGAAAGAGCAGGCTCGGCGTCAATTCGAAGAACAGCGGGGCGGTCGTAACGCTCAGGCTGTGCAAGCCGGAGCTTTCGGCGGCTCTCGCCAAGCGGTGCAAGAGGGCATGGCTGAGCGAGATCTTCTCAACCGCATGGCAGACATTCAAGCCACTGGTCAGCAAAACGCGTTCCAGTCGGCTCAGCAGGCGTTCCAGTCTGATCGCGCCGCTGATTTCGCCCGCCAGCAAGCGCAAGCTGCGGAGCAGGCCCGTGCCCAAGGGATCGACATTGGAGAGCTCGGCCGCGTGCAGGGGGCGCAGGCAGCAGAAAACCGCGCTGCCGGTCAGTTCGGCCTTGGGGCGTTCGGTCAAGCCGCAAACCTTAGCGGCCAGCTCGCTGCGCTCGGAGAGACCGGGCGTGCGACGGATATCCAGAACGCGCAGCTGCTTGAGACCATCGGGACTCAGCAGCAGGGGCTTCGCCAGCAGCAGCTTGACCTCGCCTATCAGGACTTCCTGCGACAGCAGGCGTATCCGGAGCAGCAGCTCCAGCTCTACTCGTCGATCCTGCGCGGCGTGCCTGTCGATCCGACGACGTCGACAACGCTATATCAGCCGTACAACCCGCTCCAGCAAGCGCTCGGGGCCGGGCTCGGCGCAATCGGTCTCTATCGGGGGATGAGCGCATGATGAACATGATCGAGCTGCAGGAGCAGCTCAAGGACTTCTCACAGCAGCAGCTCGTCCAAGAGATGAAGATGCCGAGCGGGAATGTGCCCCAGTACCTCGTCCTGTCGGAGATGCAGCGCCGCAAGCGCATGCAGGCTGCCGCTGCCGGAGATCAGGGTCGCCCCCAGACGACCGTCGCCGAGGATGCCGTTGCTGCGGCCGGTGTCCCCCAAGGTGGCATCGCCCAGATGGCGCGCACGATGGCTCCGCAGACCGACATGGCGCAGAACACCGGCGTCGCGGCTATGGCCGGTGGCGGAGCCGTGCGACGCATGCAGCCGGGCGGCCTCGCTGGGATCAGCCGAGATGTCGGGGATTATGCTCCGACAGAAGCAGAAGAGGACTGGCAGCCACCGACACTCGGCACCATTTCCCAAGAAGACCGAGATCTCGTCGATGCCATGGCCAGACGATTTGACGTTTCTCCGGAGGAGGCGTTCGAGACCCTATCCGAAAGCGGTGAGTTCGAGCCAACCTATATCGAAGAGCCAACACCGCCCGGGTTTGGAAGTGAGATTATCGAACCTCGAATGGAACAGGTCGACCCTGAGTCTCCGTTCGTTTCACAGGTTTGGCAGTTCCTACAACCCGCCCCCGGCACGACAAGGGGCGACATGCTAACCCCGGACCAACAGCTGCTCCCAAGTCAAGAGGAACTTGCAGCCGCTGGCATCGAACCCCCGGTCCCGGAAGCCCCTGAAGCCCCGGAAGCGCCCGAAGACGATACCGGCGGTGCCGGTGGACCCTCCGCCGCTGACCGCCTTGCGCAGCAAGATCGCTGGCTGACTCTGGCCCGGTTCGGTCTCGGCCTCATGTCCTCCGATCAGCCCACCTTCGGCGGTGCCATCGGTGAGGCGGGCATGAACGCGCTGGACTACATGCAGGGTATGGAGCAGCAGCGCTTCGAGCGGGATCTGGCTGAGCGCACGCTCGCGGCACGCAGCGCTGGAAGCTCTCGACCGCCCATTTCTCTGGACAACTATATCGGTGTGTTGCAAGCTCAGCTGGATGGCGCGCAAGAGCGGTTGACAAATCTGAGCTTGGACCCGAACGCCCCTCGAACCGCCATAGCCGAGGCGGAACAAGACGTCGCAAATGCACGAGCGTCGCTTCAACAAGCCATCGGGGCCGGGGGAATGACGTTTGGGTTTGGTCCGGCAACACAGACTTTGACCCAAACCCTCATAGACGCCAGAGATTCCGCCACGAGCTAAGGGAATAGCAGATGGGCACTATTCAGGTTCAGGGTGGCTTTAGCGGTCGCACCTATACTGTAGAGATAGACGGAGATACCCCAACGGCCAGTGAGGCTGCGCGAGCCCAAGCAATGCTCATGCAGCGGGAGGCTGAATTCCAACAAGCTTGGGAGGAAAGCCGCGGGGAAACTCCTTGGGACGACGGGACGGCGTTCGGTCGCGGCTGGGATCGCGGCTTGACGTCATCCTACAGCGCACTCGGTAGCGCTGCTGAGAACCTCGGGCAGAACATCGGTGCAGACTGGCTCGAAAACCTTGGGGCCGGGATGGTCGGGGGCGCTCGAGAAGAGCAGATCGCCGAAGCCGCCCACATGCCAGCGCCGACAAACTGGCGCGACGTGGAAGGTGTCGGAGACTTTCTGACCTACGCAGGTGAGATGGCTGGACAATCCGGACCGGAGATGGCGGCGAGCCTCGCTGGGTCTCTTGCTGGTGGGCTTGCTGGTACCGCCGTTGGGGGCCCCGCAGGTGGGCTAGCCGGCGCGCTTGCTGGTGGCGCTGCCACTGTCACTCCGTTATTCTACGGCACTGGCGTTGCCCGTCGCGACGAGGAAGGTGGGGACCGCAGCGACGCCGAAGTTCTTCTCGGGGCAATGGCTCAGGGCGCCTTAGACTCCGTTATGAACAAACTGCTACTCCCGCTTAGAGCGCTAGGGTTTGTTGCCCCCGCAGGGCGTAACATCTTCACTCGCACGGTTGCCGGTGCCGGTCGCGGTGCGGCCGTGGAAGTCCCGACAGAGGTTGGACAGCAGGTCATTGAGCGTTGGCAAGCGGGGTTGCCGCTGGACGACGACGAGGCGCTGCAGGAATACATGGATGCCGCTGTCGGCGCAGCTGTGCTCGGTGGCGGTCTCGGTGGCGTTGGTGGTGCTGTCTCCCGTCCGGCACAACAGGAGGACGAGGTCGCGCCTGAGCCGTTGGCCCTTCCCGCCCCAAGCCGAGAGGAGACGGCCGCTGGGCGCGTTGGCATACCCGCTCCTGTGCGCCCTGCCGCCCTGCCTGCACCCTCTGAGGCCGAGCTTGCCAGAACTCGACAAGCTTTGCCCGCTCCCCCGCGCGCCCTGCCTTCGCCGGAAACGGTTACGCAGCGTACCGCTGCACAGGCACAAACGCCGCCAGTGATTCAAGTCCCGGGCCCCGTCCGTGGACAACCCACGTCAAGCGTGCCGGGGGCGCGAGCGACCGAAAATGCAGAGCCAGCCGCTCCACAGGAGCAGGTCCGGGCTCCAGCGCCGATCAGCCTTGAAGCGCTGGATGCTATCCCGAGCCGCATCCTCCCGAGGAGTACCGCTTTGTACAGGTTGGCGTCGTCCGGAACGGCGACCCCCGATGCCGTCATAGAGGCAGCGCGAAGCCTCGCTTCAAGAACCAAGCGACCGGAACTTCGTCAGGCTTTGGGATCGTTGCTCCAGCCTGTTGCCCAAGCTGCGCCGGAAACCCCCGCTGCGCCGGAAGCCCAAGCTGCGCCGGAAGCCCAAGCTGCGCCGGAAGCCCAAGCTGCGCCGGAAGCCCAAACTGCGCCGGAAGACCAAGCTGCGCCGGAGGCCCAAGCTGCGCCGGAAGCCCAAGCTGCGCCGGAAGCCCAAGCTGCGCCGGAAGCCCAAGCTGCGCCGGAAGAAGACGTTGCCGACCAGATTATCAGGGACGGCGGGGGTCCAAGCACTCCTCGCCAGACGTTCCAGCGAGCGTATAGTCCAAAACGCACCGCGGAGATGCGAGACAACCCAAATCTGGAAGGGGTGGCAAACTACGCCGATTGGCTAGGCAACCTATCTAAAGCTCAGTGGGATGCCATCGAGCCGGTGTTCCAACGGAGCGACAACCCGTTTACGAACGCCGCGTCTATCGACGAGGTGGTGGCGCAAGCCAAGCTTCAGGCAGCCATCGACGCCGCCGAGATCACCGTCACGCCAGAACCCGACGTCGCCAAGCCCGCACCCGTGCGGGAGTCTGGTATCGACAACACCGCCCCGGGGGACATTCGGTCTCAGGTGCTTGCTGGTAATCTTCGAGGCGCCCTCGATACCATTGCCGCTCGCAAGGGTAAGGGGTCGGTTCGTCAGATCGCTCGTCTCGCTAAAGCCCTCGCTCCTTTCACGGAAGGGGTTACGGTGGAAGTGCTTGACCCAACCGTAGACAACATGGCCCCGCTCACTGACCCCAACGGGCAGGTCCGCCCCGGTGCGTTCACCAACAACCGCATCTATCTGAACGCGGAAACTGGTATGACTGTCGGCACGCTGATGCACGAGATGGTGCACGCGGCCACGTCGAAGATCCTACGGAACCCGTCAGACCCGCTCACGCGACGCGTGGTTGCGCTCATGGAGAAGCTCGGGGACACACCGATCAGCCAGTACGCCATGCAGAACCCGGAGGAGTTCGTCGCTGAGGCGCTGACAAACCAAGAGTTCCGCGTGCAGCTCGCGCAGATAAACATCGACGGCTCCGAGGTCACCGCCCTGCGCAGCTTCCAGCGTGCGATGATGAACAAAATGCGGGCCATGGTCGGCCTGCAGACTCGGGACAACACGAGAGCTCTTGACGCAGCCGACGAGATCTTCCAAGCGCTGCTATCACCGGACGTTCAGAGCCGGGGCACTGGGAATCTATACGACACGTCTTTTGCACCGAACCGTGCCCGGCAGGCGCTAAGTTCGATGAAGGGGAAGGTGCGGGCACCGACGCAGGCGGACATCGGCAAAATTCGAGACGCCATCGCGAGCAGGGTTATCCCTGACCGCAGCAAGGAGTATCTGCTGCGCACGGCCGTGCCGATGCGGAACCTCATGGATCTCGCCAAGGACTATCTCCCCCCGGAGATGGTGGATGCCTACGACAGCGTGATCAAAGGGAGACAGAACAGAGAGAAGGAACTTCTTGGCTTGGTCCGCCGGACGGTGAACCAGATCTCGGCGTTCTTGAAAGGTGCCCCTGATAAGCTGAACACGTTCAATGACGTACGTCTACTCGGAACGCTGTTTCAGATCGACCTGCGCAAGCCGGAATCCTACTACTCCAAGTGGCGATTCTACTACGACGAGCTAAACGCCGACGGGACCATAAAGCGTCGCGTGCGGAAAGCGTTCGACACCGAGTCTGACCGCACAGTAGCCATGGAGCTCCATGAACGTCGCCGTGGGAACACCGCCTCAAAGGCTCGCCGGGAACCAGCACCAGATCAGTTCACGGTAGACATGTACCGTCGACTGAAGCCCATGTATGAAAGCCTCGGGGCCGACGGTAAAGCCGCCTACGCTCGCGCACTCGGCATGTTTGAAGATATGCACATTGCCACCAGCAAGGCACTCAAGGCGCGTATCGACGCGCTGTTGTCGGAACAGGACGCCACTGTCCGCCGTTCGGTATTTGACAGGATCCACGAGAAAATCCTCGCCGGCCAGATCACTGACGGCTATCAACCCTTGCAACGTAACGGGTCGTACTGGATCGCCTACACAGCGAAAGACCCCTTTCTCGGGGAAGTGGAACGCTACAAGGAATCCTTCGCGTCGGAGTCTGATCGTCAGGCTCGTATAACTGAACTCGAGCGTATCCGTGACGAAGACGGTGTGCAAATATCGCAGTTCGACAGCTACAATTCTCGGTCCTCGAGGGGGGCACAAAAGGTCCCCCTGCAGTTCGCCGCAGACGTTCTTGTAACGGTCAAGTCTTCTGGTCAAATGACCCCGGAACTTGAGCAGAAACTGACAGACCTCATCTTTGATGCGTCCCCGGAGCGCTCGTTTGTTCAAGCCTACCGCGCTCGCAAGAAAGCTCGCGAAGATGGTATGTACACCGGCGTCCGGGGTTTCCTCGGGGACATCGCCCCGGGAACGGCAGGGCTGACCAGAAAAGACACCATCCACATGCTTCAAACCAAGGGTTACGACAGTGCTCGTAGCCTCGCGGCCATGGAGTACTCCGTTCAAGAGGAACAGCTCAAGCGACAATCGCAAGAGTACACAGACACTTATACGAACCGGAACCTGTCGAAGGGGTGGCAGGAGGCGTCGCGTGATTCCAGCATCGTGCGTATGTATAAGAACCTGCTCGACGAATACATCGACGCCGCCAAGCGGCGCTACGGTCCGCTCTCCACCGGTGCCACCGGCATGACATACGCAATGACGCTGGGCCTCAACATCTCGTCGGCGATCCTGTCTCTGGCCAACCTGCCGATTGTGGCGGCACCCTACCTCGCTTCCCAGTACGGCGGGATGGGCAAGGTGGTGCGCTCCATGGGGAACGCTCACCGCGTCCTCTTCGGCAGTGGGAAAACCCGCAACGTGCCGATGTTCGACGAGAGTGGGAAACTTGTTGAAGGTCAGGAGCGGGGAGAGGTGTTCGACTACTCCCTCGAGAACTACGACTTCGGCGATCCGAAGAACGCGAACATCCGTTACATGCGGTATCTGCAGGAGGAGATGCGTCAGCAGAACATGTTCCAGCAGTCGTACACGAACGAACTGCTCGACGCCAAGGGTGCCATCGGGGCGATGCAAACCCTGTTTGCCAAGTCTGGTATATTCCAGCACCTGACGGAAAACATGGCTCGGCAAGTGACGGCCATTTCCGCGTTCCAGCTGGAAGCTCAGAAGATTGCGAAAGAGGCGGGCCACAACGATGTGAACCGACTCAACGAGGAGCAGCTGCAATCCGCGGCCAGAGAGGCGACGTATATCTCGGAACTCACCAACGGGTCGGTGACGTCGACCGGGGCTCCGCTGCTCGCCCAACATGGCTTCACGCGCCTGATCTACCTCTACAAGCGGCACCCGTTGGCCATGTTCAACATGCTGGCTCAGACGCTGCGGCGCTCGAAGATCTTCCAAGCTCCTCCCAAGTCCGACCCGGACTACGAGGCGAAGATGTCTGACATCCGCATCGCACGTATGCAGTTCGCGAGTATCATGGGGAGCTTCGCCCTGTTCAGCGGGGCCCAAGGGGTGCCGCTGTTCGCAACTATGGCTGCGATGTACAACCTGTTCGCTGCGGACGACGAAGAGGACTTCGAGACCCTAGTGCGCACCGGGATCGGTGAGCTCGGATACAACGGCATCCTGAACTACGCGTTCGGCGTGGACGTTGCCAGCCGCATCGGTCTGTCCGGCTCTTTCTATCGGGAATCCTTCAACCGAGACGCCCCGTGGTTGTTCCAGCAGGTGGAGGCGCTCGGTGGTCCCGTGCTGGGTCTGCTTCTTAAGGCTACCGACCGCGTCCCGAGCCTGATCGCAGAGGGTGACTACGAGCGTGCCATTGAGGCCGCACTGCCCACTTCATTCGGCAACATTTTCCGGGGCGTCCGTTACTATACGGACGGTATCAACACGCTGCGCGGGGATCCAATTGTCGGCGACGTGACTCCATACAGCGCCATTGCCCAAGCGTTCGGCTTCATGCCGTCCGACTACCTGCTGCAGCTCGAGCAGAACAACGTCGGCCGTCGCATCGACCAAGCCATCTCCGCAAGGCGCGTCCGTCTTCTTCGCGAGCTCTACACGGCGCGGCGGCAAGGTGACAGGGCCGGGTTCCGGGAGACCCTGCGAGACATCAGGCAGTTCAACAGAGAGCAGCTGCAGCGGGGGAACCGTGACGCCTTTATCGGGCCGGAGACGATCTCCAACTCCCTGTCTTCGCACGAACGCACCACGCAGCGTATGCACCACGGTGTTCTCTTCAGCGCCACAAACGAGCGCTACATTCGACAGGTGCTTGGCGAGTGGGGAGTCCCGTAAAGGAAAAGCCCCCGAGCGAACTCGGGGGCTTCCCACACAAAGGAGATTAAGCGACGAGGGGAGGGCTCGCCGCAGTGATGACTATATCATGCGGATCGCCAGATGCGAATACCCCAAATGTTGTTTTCTATCCGCACCCTACTTTCAAACTCCCACTGTCGCCTCTCGAACACACCTCGGACCTGCCTGACCGCTGCCGTTGTGTTGATGCAGGGGATGAAGACTGAGTCCCCCACACGCATGTTGTCCCACAGAACGACGATCTGAGCGCCGTCCGGGTCGAGGTTGTCAATCTGAAGAACCGCCATCTTCTCCGTCGCCCTCGTAAAGATCGAGCCCAGAGCAGTCGATGGAGATGACAGTCACTGGCGGCATGTTGAACTTTGTCCCTTTGCCCATGCGGATCTTCTTGCGCTTCCCGTCCATCTTCTGTTCCAGATCTTTGATCAGGGAGTCGGAGTTGAGACTTTGCTTTGAGCACCACGTCCTCAGGGGTTTCGGCAGGATGTAGAGCCGGTTCAGGTCAGTCTCGTAACGTGCCACGAACTTCACTCTGGGTTGCTGGTCCGGCACAACAAGACTGTCCAGACCCTCGCCATGTGTCATGTTCTCACCCCGGCGGTCCTCGGTGCTCTTGATCCACAGGATGCTGCCGTAGTTCTCGGCAACGAAGTCGGTGATCAGGGTCTGACAGTCAACGGTTCTCTCTGCGCGGTTGAACTTGTTCTTCTCGATCATCTCAACGACCCAGTCGAACATGGCCTTCGGGTTGTAGCTAAGAAGGCCCACCTCCCGGGCGATGGTCAGCGCTGTCAGGCCGATGGCTGCAGTGTTGGACCAGAAACGCTCCTGCATGGTCAGTCCGGCGGCCTTGTCAACGCGCTCCTGTAGGGTCTCCAGCACGGTGCGCACCGTCTCTTTGTTCTGAAGGATGTATTGGATGAGCGGTACAACCGCGTGCCCATAGTGATCCCCGACACCGTATGCGAAATCGTCAGTCTCGCGCTTGCTTTTGAAGTTGTGTCGGTAGGCGTGGAACTCGAGCAGTCGGGCCATCTCCGCTTTCGGTGCCGCCTTGTACGACATGATCTTAGACAGCAGGCTGCTGTTGGAAGAAATGCCCAAGGTGAGATGCCACGGGTCCCCGCGGCGCCGCTCCGCGTTTGAACCTTGGCTCATCCGAGCCTTCTGGCGGCCCATGGTCAGACCATAGACGAGCTTCGAGGCATCCTCAGGGGTCATGTTTGTCGCCTCATCGAGCTGAGCAGGCAAGTCCTTGTAGAGTTCGTAGCGGTTCATCTGCGAATTGAGGGTGTCGTCGAGGCTGAGCCGGAGCAGGTCTGGGTTACCGAACGCTGCAAGGGCGACGTTCTGTGTCGTGGTTTTCCCGAAGCCGGTGTCGTCGCTGAACATGTGAAACAGCGCCGCATGGTGCTGCGTCATGCGCATCAGAGGGGACCCGAGAGACAGGCAAATGATGAACTGCCAAGGCTCAAGACCGGGCCGATTGTAGAAGTCGGCTTGCTGGACCCACCCCTCCAACGTGCCGGTCGGCTCGAACGCCGGGAAGTAGCCAGCCGTGCTTGCCGAGGGAGGGTTGTAGGCGACGTGGTCTGCGAAGATTTCTCGGTCTCCGACAACGAAAGACTCCATCGCGTCAGTGGCCCAGCCGAACTGGCGCTTCGAGATGTCTGCAGCGCTCTCGGCCTGCAGCTTGTCTGTCCATGCTTGTGTGTATGCCATGATCTTATCCCACTCCTTGTATCCAACGCTGATGCCCCGCGTAGCGAGGCACTTTCTGAGTTCATCCTTTGACGTAGCCTCCACCAAAGGAACGATGAACTCCCGCACCCCGTCATTCGGCAGGTGCGCTCGGGCAAGCATCGACTCGCCCTTCTCTTCGTCAAACATCCGCCTGACGTAATAGAAATCGTGCGGGTATATGTTGATGTCCATGGGGTCACCGTCGTCATCCCGCATCTGCACATATATGCCCCCGTGCCGTCCCCTGAAATAGGGTTCCGGGTAGGCCGGTATGCTGTACACCGCCGCGCTCTCGGGCTCATCAGGGTCGGAAGCTTCAACGATAACAGTGTTGTCTTCCTCTGTGGCCGCGATCACCCTGTTCCCTAGCACAATCGGTGAATTGAACCTCCCCCGTAGCGCGCACTCACCACAGATGCCGGGATTAAGCTCATCGAACTTGACGCAGGTGTACGGCCCCTTAGCCTGAGATGCCTTCTGCTCGGTGAGGTCTGGGTTGTACTCCGGGTGCTTCTTAGAGACCAAGTGGATCGCCTTGTCCCGGTCAGAGCAGAACTGTGCGATGGAGAGAACCGCCCTCCAGACTGGTTCTCTGGTCTCCGCTTGGTTGTTCACAGCCTCCATAATCTGGGCACATCCCTTACCCCTGCTGCTTTTCTGGATGATCGTCTTGAACACAGACTCGCTGTTCCCGAGCAGGCGCTGCATCGTAGGGTCAGAGCGGGCACTCCCGCCAACCACCGCGCCCCCGAACAACGACGCCGAAACCGCCGGCAGGCTAGGTGCTTTGTAGCTGGCCAGCAGCTCGGCCATGCGATCAAGACTTGTAGTATCATACCCCTTGGCCGTGCCCATGACGACGACGGGGGACGCGGGGTCATCCTTGTGGTTGTGGGTCCCGGGAAGGCGCAGGATCCGTGCAACGTCTGCAGTTACAGCAGGGTCAGCGGCAAGCTCGTGCTCGGCGCAGGCGCGCTTCAGCTTCTGAGCGATGGGAAGCCACTCCGCGACAGGCACCTGCTCCTCGAGCGGCCAGTAGACGTGGATGCCGCGCCCGCTGCTGACAAGGATCGGTGTCGGAAGACCGACGGTCTTCACAAACACACGTAGCGCCGCGATAGCATCGCGCTGGCTTGCGAACTCTTTCCCCTCCCCGCAGTCGAGGTCGAGGAAGAACGCCTTCATGCTTTCGGCGTTGGTGGCTTCTCGGGTTTCGCCCGTGCGAAAGGTGGCCAGAGCGAAGTATGCGTCAAGGCCGTTGTCGTCCATACGCTCAACGGCATGTGTCAGGTCATCGTGAGAGGTGTAGAACTTTTGAACGCGCTTCTTGGTCTCCGCCCGCGCACCGAACGCGCAGTAGTACGGACCCTCCCCAAGAACAAGCGCAAGAAAATCGCCCGTATTCATGCTGTCTCCTCGGTGTGCAGGTGTGGGCACAGCGAATAACGCTGTGCCCGGAGATGTCAGTCATCCCATTCTGCGAGGATGTCCGCAACATCCGAGGGCGCAGTTGCGGCCGGGGTCGCCTTCTTGGTCGTCTTCTTGGGCTCTTCGACCTCAGCCTCAGCGTCTTCTTCGACCTTTTTGGTCGCTTTCGGGGCGGGCTTGGTCTCAGCCTGCTTCTTGGGCTGCACGTTGTCCATCTGGGAGACGGTCATGGTGATGGCCGCTTTGGCTTCCGGAGAGTCTTTCGCTGCCACAACAGTGTTCAGCTCGGTCTCATCAAGTGGGCGCTCCGGCTTGAAGAACAGCTTGGGCGTCTCGCTGTTCTCGTCGAAGAACACCTGTGTCATGACAGCTTGGATCGGCGTGTCATGGGCCGTCAGCAGCTTCACGTACGCCTGCAGTGGCATGTTGTTGCCATCGGCAGCCCCGAAGATCGACGTTGCCGGAACCTGCATCTGGTAAACCGTTTCGCTCTCATCCCCCTCGAGCAACACGGCGAGACGTTGGGAGAACCGGCAGGCGCGCGAGTTTCCCTGACCAGAGCCCTTCACGTTCATCGGGCAGTCGGCGCACCGCGCCGCCATGCGGTCGTCTTCGTCGACTTCAGGGGCAGGCTTCTCCCCGTCGACAGACCAGCACTTCGGCGGTGCCGGGTTCTCAGGGTCATACGTACCCTCGTAGTAGGTGCGGTTGATGCCGCTGGCTTCGGCGACCATGACATTCAGGAAGTCGTCTTTGCGGACAGAAACCTGCTCTCCGCCAACGATCATGCGGAACCGGCCGCCGCGGATGCTGATGCGGGGGCCCCCGGCATTGCCGCCCTGAAGCTTCTTGTTGGTCTCCATGAGCGACTTGAAGAGGTCGCTGCTGGCAAGGGGGTTACCCTTGAAAAGTTCGAGGTTGCTCATGTGTGTCTCCTTAGTGGTTGGGGTCTTCGTCGAAATCCCGGTAGATGCTGGCATCGAACGGGAGTTCAAGTTGCTCATCGTCGCTTTGTGCGAACTCGCTGTCGAGCAGATGTTGCTCGATCCGGCGGCAATCGAACCGATAGGTGCGGTTGTGCTGCCAGTACATGTCCTTCGGGATCGCACCCGTGCGGACCATGTCGTTCACCTTGCTCAACGAGATGTTAAGGTACTCGGCGAGATCTGAGGTGGATAGGTATTTCTTTGTCTCTTCCGTCATTTCTTCCTCACGGTAAGGGTGTATTCGGTGTTCGAGTTGAGCCCGGGAGGGATCGACTCAGGGTTCTCCTCCAAATACGACTTGACCACACCTTGGTTCAGGCGCTTCTCGTAGAACTCCGGCAGCCCATTCTCCAGAATGAACGTGTTCATGGAGTCCCAGTCGCTGGTCCAGTAACGGACCTTGGTTGTGCGATACACGAGCCCATGGCCTGTGCGAACACTCTCCACGCCCTGTTCGTTGCAGTAGTCGAGCAAGGCGCTCTTCACGGAGTCGAGCTGTGCTTTCAGCTTGTCGTCCTTTTCCTTGAACTCAGCGGCGATCTGCGCACGCTTGTCGCGGATTTTGATGTAGACCTGCGTCAGCCGGTCCACTTGCGATACTTCGCTCATGGCGTTCTCCTTTGGTGGTAAACGGGACTATAGTAACTATAAACAGTCTACGCAAGTATTTCTTCGTAGAGTTTGATGATTTTCGACTGCGCGTCGAGCTTCTTGTCCAGCATGTCGTACAGCTTCCTCTCCACAGCAGATCCGCCTAGCTTCACGACGGTGCACTTGTTCTTCTGACCGGACCTGTGGATGCGGGCGTTGGCCTGAGAGTAAATCTCAAGAGAGGGGGTCGGTGACCACCACACGATTGTGTCCGCCGCTGTCAGAGTGACGCCGTGCGCGGCGGCCTGAGGCTGCACGACAAGCACCTGCGGGTGTGTCTCTGTCTGGAACTTCTTGAAGATCTCTGTCCGCTTCCCGGCAGGGACGGAGCCGTTGATGATCTCGGCCGTCACACCATCGCTGTTCAGCTTCGCCGACAGCGCCTCGATGCTACTCTGAAACGGGACGAACACGATGACCTTGTTGGCGGATTCGTCGACAACCTCCTTCAGCACCGAGTAGCGGTTCTTGATGTCGAACTCCAAGGTGTTCCCGTCGTCGGTGTAGACAGCGCCACAGCTGATCTGGAGAAGCTTGTTCATCGCCACCGCTGCATTCGCAGCTGTGACTGTCTCGCCTGCCGCCTGCATGAGGAGCTGTTTCCGAAGCTTGTTGTAATAGGCCCGCTGCTGCGGGGTCAGCTCGACGTGCCTATCCACGTAGGTCATCTCTGGCAGGTCGAGGCAGTCTTCCTTTGCGAAGCGGATGGCCGGTTGTAGTATCTGGTGAACGGTGTCGGTTGCGTTCGGTTTCGGCTCCCACTTGAACTGGGTGACCTTGTACATCACCATGTCCCTGTAACCAGCGAATGTGCGAGGCAGGCCAGCCGGATTGACCAGCTTTGCTAGACCATAGGCATCCTGCGGCCCCTGTGCGGCAGGTGTCCCCGTCATCATCCAGAGCCATGTGTCCGGACCGATAAGGCTTTTCAGGGTCTTCCAGCGCTGTGTGGTCGCCGTCTTATACGCACTTGCCTCGTCCACAATGATCAGGTCGAACCCGCCGTTCGCGATCTCATCCTTCACAACCTTGGTGCCGTCGAAGTTGATGATGACAAACTCCGCATCGCTGGCTATGACTTTGCGCCGCTTGTCGGCGGAGCCGTGCGCGATGTCGACCTTCCTGTGCATGGCGAATGAAAACAGGTCCGCTCTCCACGCTGCGTCCATGATCGAAACAGGGCACAAGATCAGCGCCCGGTTTATGATACCCCGCGTCATGAGAAAGTCTGCCGCCCATATCGCAGAGGCGGTCTTCCCGGTCCCCATGTCCGAGAAGCAAAACGCCTTCGGGTTGTTCACCAAGAACTCCGCGGTCACCTTCTGATGCTCGAACGGTTTGTATTTTCCCGGCCAGTTGTAGCGCTGGATCGGAGAAGGCACGTCGATGTTCATGCTCCGCAAGCGGTGCACCTGAGGCACATCCCACTTGACGAGGACTTCGTTGGGCCCGATGGCCCGGCTTTCCGGTATGGTGGTCAGCACCTGCTGAGGGTTGCGCAGCTTCAGGCGCAACGCCTTGTTGTCCACGATCTCCATGGTCTCTCCTTTGGTTATACGAGGCGTATAACTATGAGCGCCGACGGCGCTTTGTCTTCGTGTGTGGTTTGCTCATGGCGCCTCCCCGCGCCCGGTTGCTCGATGGACTCTCAAGGCGCGTGCCGTCAGAGTTGCTCCCACCACGGGCGATAGCCTTGTTGTGGCTGATGTCGAGACCTTCCCGGGCCTTCCGCCCGTGCTTCTTGTCGAACGCCCGTCGCGCCTTGGCGCGCTCAGCTCTGGCGGGGTTCTCCCCCCTCGCCTGCTGAAGCTTGTACTCCCGCTTGTAGTTACGGTCTCGTTCGGGGTTCTTGTACGGCATCGTCAGCTCCTGCCGTTGTGGGGGCACTCCAGAACCTTGCAATGGGCTCGGCAGAGGCCCGAAGATTTCGGGTTCCACACGCCAGTCTCGGCGGCTTTCTCCATCTTAGCATACTCTGAAAGCCATTTCGCCCACATCTCGCCACGCTCGGTGATGTCGTATTTCACCTTCACAACGTCGTTGGCGATGACGAACACGAGCGCAGCGCTGACTGTCTTGACCTCGGGAAAGTGAGCCATCAGTGCCAGAGCCATGAGTTCAAGCTGACCCTTCTCGGCATAGCGGGAGGACTTGCCGGTCTTGTAGTCGACCACCCACGCGCGGTCCCCGTCGATGATCGCAAGGTCAACGACACCGCGGAACCACACATCAGAGTCAAAGAACCCGCACGGCTCGAGGTTGCGCGTCAGTCCGAACTTAAGCTCGCAGTGCTTTGTGCCGGGCTTGGCGTTGAGTGCATCCAGCATCGGCTGAGCGAAGGCAAAGCGCTCGGGAACTGGCGACCCTTTCCCGATATAGTCCTCGGCCGCCTTGTGAAACTCCGTCCCATAGCGCATAGCCTCGGTCTCCTCATACGGAAACTCCTTGAGGATATACGTGTGGTAGAACTGCTTCGGACATGTGTCGAACGCCTTGATGCGGCTGAATGACCACGGTGCTACCTTACTCATCTGCCCACTCCAAAATGGTTTTCGCAATTTCCACCACGTTCTGATCGTCGTCCGAAAGCATCATGATCCGTTTCGCTTCGGGCAGATCTTTGTGCATGACAGCAAAAGCCCTGTCGGAGACAGAGTCGCTGTCGGCAAGTGCGATGAGCGTTTCAACAAGGCTCTCGCGCAAAGCCGGGTGAGCACAATCGGACATCTTAATCACTGACAACATGTTTTCACTGAGAACCTCACTCCCAAGGTACAGCTTTGGAGGGTAAGTCGTTGCGTTGTGGATGCTTGTGTTGTAGCTGTGTGCCTGTTGGCCTACGGAGACCCCACCAAGCGACCCGTTCCATACCGTTCGGTTCGAAATCTGCTCCAACGCCTCTCTCTCAGCCTCAGATAGCGATCTGGTTTGCCACCCCTCCGGTATCGTACCTTCGTCTTCGGCACGCTCCGTCGTTACCTTTGTCTTCCCAAACAGTCGTCCGATCATCCCAAAACTCCCTCTCCTTCGGCCCAGACCCACTTCTTGCCGTCTGGCTGCTCGACGATCTTACCCTCATCACGTAGTGCTTTCCAAGCCTTACTATTCTTTCTAGGTATTTTTGCCATCACTGGCCGAGGGCGCGCGCCGACTGCCATGAGGATCTCGCCGCACTCTCGTATATACCAGTCGTAGTCGACGTCGGACGGGAACTTTTCCGGAAGGTCCAGCGCCGGCTTGGCGCCGAACGACTTCGGCACCGTGTTGCCATTGGTGGCGTAGTTGATCGTGCCCTTCTCTCCATCGGAGTAATACCAGCGGATCGCCTTGCCGAGCGGCTGACCATCCTTCACAGCCCCACCTGTCACCGTGCGAAGGGTCAGGAACTTGGTGATGTCCTTGCATCCGCGCACCACATCGGAGATCTCTTCCCCGTTGGTCAGGTGCCGCACGACCGCCTCAGCGCAGATCGGGTTCTGCGGGTTCTTGCTGAGGGATGGTTCGGCGAACACACCCTTTACCTTGGCACCGCCGTCCTCCTTCACAGCGATGTAGTTGTTCACGTCGCGGGAATAGAGCGCTGCGTATCGAGTCTCTTCGGTCTCGAGCCCGGTGCGTTTCTCCCACTTGGCGATGATAGCAGAGAGGTCGTCCAGCCTATCGCGCGGACACTTGATGACCACGCCGTCGGTGTTCGCAGACACAACGGGGATGCCGACAAGCTCCAGAACCTCAATCAGCATGAGCAAGCTGAGCTGCCCGGTGAGGGTGGTCTGGATCATAAACTTCGGGGAGTAGATCGTGCTGTATTGGCTCGACGTCTTCCCGAAGGTCCCGTTCAAAGAAATTTTATATGAATCCGCCATGGTCTCACACTCTTTGATTTCCGCCTTTAGACGTTCCATCTCCGCCTCGATCTCAGCCCTGCTTCGCATCTTCCAACGCCCTTTTAGCCTCACTCAGTGTCTTGAAATAACCAAGGTATTTGCGTTCGCCCCCAACAGTCGTCCTTACTATGAAGCCTCCCTTGCTGTGCACACTAATCCCCCTTATGCCAGTGGATGAGTCGTAACGCGGAGGCCTCTCAAGCATCGTCGACACGTCTTTCCCAGAACGAAGGGCATCTATCAGTGCCAACCTCGCGGCGTGTGCCTCTTCCATGGTTTTGAAAGTTCCACCAACCTTGTATCTCTTTTTATTGTAGTTAACCTGTGCTGTATATCTGTCGCCTTTCCTTTTGATACCGGTCCTGCCGCTGGTGTTGTTCGAAAAGCGCCGTCGATTCTGAGCCTGAGTTGCCTTGTCCGCCCAAATGCAGTTGGCTTTGTTGTAGTCCCCGTCGTTGTCAATGCGTTCGATGGTGTGCTCGCTACTCGGTCGAACTCCCATATCAATGCAGAACGGTTCGAAGTCTTCCCAACGGGGGTCGTAGGTTATACCGCGACCCCCGTAGTTCTTATAGCCGCTCGCGCTTGGACTATTGCAGCGCCTCTTCATATTGGCCCACACGCTGTAGTTCGGGTGCTCCCTAGGGTGCATCCCGTTGATCAGTTTTCCGCGCTCATGATACGTTGAATTTGCCATTGTGACCTCCTGTGGTTTTACCACATTATGCGTTGTCACCAAGTTCCGCAAGCTCTTTCTCGAGATCCTTCAACCTATCTCGGCATTCTTTCGCTCTGCGCTTTGCCCCCAGACGATCAACGAGGATGCGTCGATACACGGTGTTGAAGTGCTGTCCGAAACCACCCGGCTGCATGTTCATGTTCAGCATCAGCGTGGGGTAGTAGCTCGCCACATCCCGGTCCAGAAGCACGTTCTCGTCGTCGGTGAAATGGGTCACCTCGGACTCCTGACTGTGCAGGCCACCGATGCCGATGTTGTAGTTGCTGTCACCGATCTTGATCTTGAGATCGGAGATCTGCTTGGGCATCTTCACATGCCCGGTGTCGGGGTCGAGCACCATCTCAGCCGACGTGACGACGTCCAGAACCTCACGGAGCGGTTCAGTGCGGAAGCTGACGTAGTCTGGCGCTTGGTAGAAGAAGCTCTTGTAGGTCGGCGTCACCTTGGACGGCCAGTCCCCCGTGATGCGATGAAACTCCGTCTTCAGCACGGCCTCGGCGATCTGTGCGTCAGACTTTGACCGCAGGTCCACGCCATACTGCTTGCTCATCTCACGACGCAGGTCCAGCTGCTTGCGCAGCGTGCGGTACAGCTCCCGGGTGACTTCGGTGTCGTTCTTGCAATAGCGCCGCAGGAGCTTCCTCTGCTCCTCGGTTATGGTCGCGGACGGATCCACCGGCAGTTCTTGCAGTCTTGGGCAGTTCATGCGCCCACCGTAGAGCTTCAGACCCACACGGCCGGGGGCCACCTCGATCAGGTCGACGTGGTTTATCTGGGGCTCGGAGATACCGTTGTCCCGGTAGAAGTTCCACGAGCGGATGTTGTAGTTGATGATGCGATCACTCTCCCGCTTGGTCATGAACGTGTCTCTGTTCAGAAGCGTGAGGGTCAGCAGTGGGATGTCGTAGTGGTTGCCGTTGAATGTCACGATCTCGATATCGTCACGGCGCAGAAGATCGTAGATCTCGTTGGACGGGAACGCCGAAGCGTCCCCGTTGAAGATTTCGTACATCTTGGCACGTCCATCCTCTGTCATGAACGTCGCCAAGAAGTAGTTCTTGTAGACCTCGATATCGAGAAAGATGGGTGTCTTGGTCAAAGGTAGATCCCCCCGGCCGACTTGTTGATGACCATCAGGTGCTTCGCCTGAGAGAGGGCATCGTCGATGGCCTTGTGCGCCGTGCCTTCCTTCACGATGTCGATCTCAGGGTGGGCACCCTTGACCGTGCGATAGCACTTGTCCTGCCAGAACTTCCACGGCGGTGTGACCCCCGTCTTCTCCATGGCTACGCGGATCAGCACGTTATCGAACGTGGCGCCGTTGCCCCACACGCCGGAAATATCTTTGCCCTCCATTCGCGTCCATGTGCGCATAATTTGCAGCGTATGTTTCAGGTTGTAGCACATCGGATCGCAGATCTCGGCGCGCGCCGCGTCGCTCTGCTGCATCCACCACATGACGGTGCTGGCATCCACGGTCAGGCCCCAAGCCACGGAACTCTCGAGAGACACCGTTTGGTAGAAGGTGTCGTGGATCTTCTCTGCGTCGAACGCCACGGCGCCGATAGCCACGATGGCGGAACCGGGCGCTGTGCCCATCGTCTCAAGGTCGATCATGTAGTGCATCATTCTTCTCCTTCGGTTGGTTGCATCTCCACCAGACGCTGCAGGTGATGGATGGTCTTCTTGATGTCCTCGATCCCGCCCTTTTGTCCTTCCCGGGCGAGGTAGGCGATAGCGACCCCCTTGTGGTAGCCGCGGTACTCCTCAGGTGTGAGCCACGCTTCCATGGCCTGCCACGGTTGTATCTCCATGTCCTTGTAGTGGCTCCCCCCGACTTGGTTGCTCAGGGCGTCCCCACCGTTGCGCCATATCTCTTCCGGGGTTCCGATTTTTGAAAACATCTCCCACACAAGATCCGTGCTCACGCTACAGGCGTGTGCCACTTCCTCAGCCGTGGCCTGCCTGTTGCGCAGGATGTAGTTCCACACCATCTCTTCTCTTTTCGTCATCACCTTCTCCTTGGTTGTGTTTTCTCGGTCGCCCGCCTGCCAACACAACAGGTGTGTCTGGCATTGGGTTTTTCTGTCTTCGCCGCGCTTCATGCCTGTGCGCGTAGACTGTGCTCGCAGATATACCAAGCTCCCTGCCGATCTCGGATGCCGACCAGCCTTGCATGGTCAGCTCCTCCACGCGAGCGCGGTTACCGTTGATCATCACTCCCCCTCCCGCTCTGCGAGGGAGCGGAGGGCTTCGTCAAACTCTTCGGCACTGACATGTCGGATTGTGAAAGTCTGCCCGTCAGATGCACCGACCGGGAGCCCCGTTTGCAGCCTGCGATATTCCTTCTTTGCCGCCTCGATCCCTGCGGAAAAGGCTCGCTTCTCTGCGTCAGTCATCGCTGTCTCCTTTCATGGCGGATGTTGCAACCTTGTTGATTGTGCGCTCTTCATTTTTGGTTAGGCCCATGCTGTGCGATGTTACATCGGCAACCCAAACGAGCGTTCCCCGCAGCCGCTCGTTTTCCTCCCGCAGCTTGATCACCTCGGCCCGCTCTACTGCGATGATGGCAAGTGCGCCTTCCGCCTCGGCCTCCAACGCTTCAATGCGGTCCATCATGTCGTAGCCGGTGCCGAAGTTCCGTTTGCCCTTGTGGTAAGTTGGCAGATCACTCATCACACTTCCCCCGCCGGTATCTCTGCCCACGCGCAGCGGGCCAGCCGCTGAAGCTCGTCATGCACCTGCGTAGGTGTTACGTCAGGCCGCCCAAGAACATGCCCTGCAAAGGTCTGACAGATCGCCTCAAACCCAAGGCAGCGCATGGCTTCAAGCATGGCTTCTGTAGCGGCTTCTTCTCTGTCTCGCTGTTGGGCGAGACGTTTACGTTGTGCTTCGGTCATTGTCATCCCCTCTCCCCGGTCTCACGTTGCACGGCTTCGAAGATCGTCCGCTGGATTGTCAGCGTCAGCTGGTCGGCGTTGCTCAACTTGTCCGGCTCTTGGATGGCGTTCACCCGGGTGACACCGCGGATCGCCGTACGCCTGATGGTCTTGTTGAAAGTCTTGGAGCTTTCGAGCTTCTCCTCATCTGTGAGGCGGCGCAGACCGACTCCCGGGACGGGAGCAAACACAATACCCTCGTCGCGCTCGAGGTATCGACGCGCATTGTACAGGGCCGCTCGAAACTTATCGAGGTCTTTTCCCGTCTCCGCCTCGATACGGGCGTAGCTGATGTCTTGGTTCGTTTCCCGCAGCAGTTGGCACAGCTGCTCTGTAAGCTTTGATCTTGTGAACATGGTGTTTCTCCTTTGTGGGTGTCGTTGCGTTGAGTTGCGGGGCGCCGCGGTGAGTTGAGCTGCGTCGCGCCGCGAGGCGTCGAGAAGCGTCGGACATAACCTTTCGTTGCGTTGAGTTGAGCTGAGGCGCGCAGCGGAGCGAGGCGCGGCGGAGCGGCGGGCATAACCTTTCGTTGCGTTGCGTTGCGTTGAGTGGAGCTGCGAAGCGCGGAGCTGCGCCGCGAAGCGATGCGCTGGACATAACATTTCGTTGCGTTGTGTTGCGCGGCGTTGAGCGGCGAGGCGAAGCTACGCTGGGAGCGGCGAAGCGTAGCGATGCGTTGCGCTGCGATGGACATAACCTTTCGTTGCGTTGAGCTGCGAGGCGCAGCGCCGAGTAGAGCCGCGGAGCGTGGCGCTGGACATAACCTTTCGTTGCGTTGAGGCGAGGTGCGCAGCGTGGCATGGCTCGGGGTGGCGTTGAGGCGCATTGCGCGGAGCAGCGTTGCGTCGAAAACCTACATCATTCCCAGATGAACTCGACCGGGCGGAACCGACCGTTCACGCCACCGTTCTCGGGACGGAAGCGACCAATGCCAACACCCATGCCTGCAGCTGTGAACGTCTCCTCGAACACGTCACGGGTGATGGTGTCGTCGAAGATCAGGAACTCAACCTCTGTCTGCCACTCATCCACCACAGGGAAGTGGCGCTTCACACGCGTGCCGGAGCCGCGCTGACCGTTCGCATGGGCGTTGATCGTCACCTTACGCATGTCGTCCTTGTGGAGACCGAGCTTGGCGTCAGCGACACACAGCACGTCACCCTCGAAATACTTAGTGTATGTGGACTTGCCGCGCCCCGGGATCTGCCGGCCGATCTTCTTGCAGGCGATGGGCAGGGCCTGCTTGAACGCCATCGCAGGGATCACCACCATGCCGTCTTTGTCGGTGTTGCACCGCTCACGCCATGTGCGGTTCTCGTAGTCGTTGGCCGACTCCTTGTCGAGCTTCGGCTCGTCGTGCATGCGGCTCTGGCTGTAGGGCGAGATGCCTTCGATCTTCACGATAACTTTACGCATGTCATTCTCCTTTGGTGCGTTGTTATGCGGGTCGTATAACGACCCTTGCGCCAAGCCTCCCAGCTTGGTATTTCGATGGTGTGGGTCGGGAGCAACTCAACCTTGGAACCGCCAAGAGTGGTTTGGGTGTTGGCTGTGCTACCAGAATGCGCCACGTTCAGACGCCCGACCCACGAAACTCACAGAACCAGCTCGATGTCCTTGGTCCAGAGTCGGCGAGACGCCCGAGACTGATCGTGGGCCTTGTACACTTCGACCCGCTGCAGAAGCCCCTTGCGGTGCAGGCGCATGAGCAGGTTGGACGCCTCCACAGGGTTGATGCCGAGCTCCTCGCGCACCTCTTGCGTTGACACGAGCGTCATCTCGTCAATGAGCTTCATTGCCAAAGCTTCATGGCTCATCTCTGGCTCAGTGTGCAATTCCGGCTCGGGCTCCGTCTGGAGGTCCAGTTCAAGCTCTGGTTCGACCGCAGCTTCCACAGCCTTGGCGACGTATGTTGCAAACCAAGGCGTTGTCGACGGGCCGTTGTTTGTTACCAGTTTCGCTTTCCGAACGTCCCCCTCTCGGACGCCGGAGATGGCTGCCACACTGTGGTTGATGTACACATTCTCGCCGGTGTCGTAGCGTTCCGCAAACGCAACGCCTGTCGGCAGAACCTTGTAGATCACGATGTCCGCCACGACAGGGACGCGACGCTCAAATGTTGTCATTGTCATAGTCATTGCTTTCTCCTAGTTGGCTCAGCATGGTGTCGAGCACATGAACATTAGTTTCATTGATGATGAGTGCGATCCCCCCACACTCTGCTATTTTGTCTAGGTTAGCCTCCTGTAGTTTTGTTGGGCGGTTTTTACCCGCTTTACACTCTATACCAACAAACTGACCAGCGACGCAAGCGATAATATCAGGCACCCCGCTTGATCCGTATCCCCCCGTCACCGGATAGAAATAATAGGCGCCGTGCTTCTTGAGCACTGCCACCACTTTCTGTTTCACTTTCTTCTCAGGTGTCATAGCCATTGTTGTCTTCCTCATCCATTGGGTTGAGCCAATACACAGTGTCGGTCACCATCATGCCAATGCCTTCGATCTTGCGATCTTTGATGTTTGCATCGCGCATCATGTCGAGCATCAGCATGCGGTCTTGCACCCACTGTGGCAGCTCATCGCGAGTGTCGTAATACCGGATGTTTTTGGGAGACGCGACGAACATACGAAGGGTCTGGTATGTGCCGTCCGCGTTCAATTGAACCCGTAATACGGGATCGTCGTCCAGCGGCATGCTGTTGTGCATCATGTGAATCAGTCTGTGTATGTAGGTGGATCGTTCGAAAGTGCTCTTTTTCGCCCACCACTCCACGTTAAGGTCGCCATCGACACCTGCCGCCTTGGATCTGTTTACCATTGTCGCTAGGCTCGCGCGCTCGAGATCAATCCTCATCCTCTTCTTCATCCCCATCCTCCTCTTCTTCATCCAGTTCGTTCGCCACGATGGCTTCCCACACCCCCTCGTCGCTGGTGAGGTGGTCGTATTCATTCTCGAGCGCCTCGTAGAGCCAGTTGGCCAAGTCTCGCATCAGCTGCTGGAAGCTCGCATCGACAATGTCGAACACCTCATTGGGCCAGAAGTCTTCATCCTCGTCCAAGATCTCGATCTCACTGATCATCGTGTTGGAATGGCAGTAGTAGGTGGCGCCCCGACGTATGGTAGCCCAGAACTTGGCAAGATAGATGATGTTCAGCTCGCACAGCTCGTCCGCTATGCGGTGCAGCTCCACGTCTTTCGGCGCATACTCACGCATCTTGGCCGGGGCATCCAATATATATCTCGGTGAGAAGTCACCGGTGAACGACGCACCGTCACCTTGGTTCCAGAACCCAGAAAAGGACGGCTCGTTCTTGTCCAGCGTGATACCGAGGATGGTGCAGATCGACTTGAAGTCGTCGTAGACCGCGTCCCACCATTCACCCCAGCCCACGTTGATGTCACGATGCTCCTCGATCAGCTTGGCTTTGTGTTCGTCAGATATTGCCATATTGCTTACTCCGTTGGTTATGCGGGGCGCATAACCTACACGCCCCGCCGTTGTGTATGCTCACATGTCGAGCGAAGGCAGCGCTGCGATGGCAGCCTGCAGGTCACGCTTGGTCTCGTCACGGAACGCCTCGTTCTTCTTGAGGGCTGTCGGGTCGAGACCGCGCAGGGTCTGGCGCAGCTTGGCGAGTGCGAGCGAGATGGTCGGGTCGTTGGTGAAGTTGCACTCCTCCAGAAGCTTGGTCAGGTTGCGCACGTTGTCGAGGGTCGACTGGTAGATCTTGCCGCGGCGACCATCCTCATCCACGTCCAGCTGCTTGACGAAGCGCTGCAGCTCGCCGGTGACACGCTGGATCACGTCGTCCATGGCTGTCTCCATCTGCTTGCGGTAGAAGCCATCATATTGCTCACGCAGAGCCTGCTGAGCCTCAGCCTCCATGTCCACGCGCCAGTCGCCGCTGTCGGGCAGGGGGATGTAGTTGAGACGGAACCCGAACTTGTCGCGCAGGGAGTCGACGGTGGGATACTCGTCAGCGTTGAACAGATCACCGAGCTTGGCGTGAGCCTGCAGCACCTCCCACTCGTAGTTGGACAGGAACGCCTCGACCAGCCGGTTGAACTCCTGCTGGAAGCCGCTCATCTGCTCAACATAGGCGAAGTAGCGCTGCGTGGGCAGCAGGCGCAGGCCGGTGTCGGACCACGGCATGGTCGAAGCGTAGTGCGACTGGCGCACCATAGATGCGAACTTGCTGATGGCGGTCAGCTCAGCACAGTCACCGAGCAGGGCCTTGTTCACGGACGCCACGCCACGATTGGCATGGTTGGTGTCGGCGACCTCGGCCGACGCGCGCTTGTCCTTCTTGCGACCGGTCCAGACAGAGATGCCGAGATCGACCAGCATGGCCGAGGAAGAGATGGAAGGCGCGGACACGGTGGGGGTGGATTCAAAGTTCATGTTAGTCTCCTTTGGTTATACGCCGCGTATAACGGCGCCGGGTGAGCACCCGATAGTATAGCCCCGTGGGGCTATACAGTGAGACGCTCACTTCGCCTTCGGAACATCGGGTAGCTGGGCCCCGAGCTTGCGCAAATCGGAAACGACGGGGGCTGCCAGTGCCGGAAGGTTGGCCCCACTTGCACTCTCGACCGGGATCAGGTGATGCAGCTCTGGTTCCAAAACCTCACGCAGGCGTTTCGTTGTGGTCACAGAACGAAGAGTGTTCCTGAGCCTGCGCTCGACATCCTTGCGTAGCTCAACCTGCTCGATGTGCTTTTCAACATAGCCTGTGGCTATCACAGCCTTCGACAGATCAAACCGGAGCGTGCCCTTTTTCATAATACTGACCGCGTCTGGGTTGATTTGGATTTCAAGATTGTTGGCATTGTCCAATCCGCGGAGAAGCGGTTCGACCCAATACCACTTGTTCCCATCCTTGATGACACATCTCGTGCTGTGGAGATATTTTCTGGAGTCCTCATCGTCATATACCGCCTTAACCTTATCGGGCATATGCTTGTAGATCACACCTTGGATCACAGGGACCAGCTTGGCGATATAGTCTATCGCTGGGACACCGGTCATGGCTTTATACAGGATGGCGTCGCGAATGCCGTTGGTAAGTCTCATTTCCATCTCCTTCGTTTATCTCAGATCACTTGCTTCGATGTGCACAACCTTGCCGAACGGCGGGTTGGCGCGGGGGTTGTCGACGACGACCCAGAGCACAGGGCATGACCAGTTCCCCCAGTTGCCGACGTAGCCGTCGGTCAGCACGACAGCGCACTGAGCCTCGATGTTGTTCTCGGTCATGTAGCGTGGCACGCAGTCAGGGGCCGTCCCGCCGCCACCCTTGGGCTTGGTTGTCTGCATCATGGTGTCGAGCTCGTGCGTCTCATACCGCTCGTCCTGCGTCACCTCGGTGTCCCAGTAGAGCAACCGGATAGCCTCGGGGTGGACGATATCAGCGATGCCCTTGATCTCTCCCAGCATGGCGCGGATCTCAACATCACCGATGGAGCCGGACATGTCAGGTGCAGCGACGATCTCGCCTATTCTTTCGGATATGCCGGACGGCATATAGTACCCGGCGCCGATATACCGGCGGCTAGGCTTCTGCCACGTTGAGTAGTCAGACCCGGCACAGGTGTTCTGGATGAACTCCCGCAGCACCTCGCGCCAGTCGATCTTGGGCTGGAGCAGGTCCTCGAACGTGCGGTCACCACCCGTGCCCAGCTTGCCAGCCACCAGCGCGCCTTGACGCAGGGCCTCGTCAATGTCCCGGGCCAGCGCTTCCTTCTCCTCGGTGGGCATCTCCTTGGCACCGTCCCAGTCGTGCTCGTCGAAGCCACCGCCCTGTTCACCCGGCTGAGGCTGACCGTCACCCTGTCCACCCTGACCGCCGCTGCCGCCCTGCGGCCGCTGCTGCGCGTCCTTCATCAGGTCGTGGAACACCTTGGCGCTATCCCATCCCCGATACTTCGGGTCGAGCAGTCCACCGTCGGGCATCTTGGCCCACCCGTCACGGTGAGCGTCGGACAGCTGGATGTTGATCACGTAGTCGCAGGCCATGTTGGCAACCTTGGCGTTCCGGTCATACATCCAGCGCCATGTGGTCAGGTGTTTGTAGAGCTTGTGGTAGACCTCGTGCAGCACGAGGAAGCGCAGCTCGGCGTCGGTCAGCGTGCCGACGAACTGCCGCCCATACGCCTCGTCACGCCCGTTCGTGCAGGCTGTCGGCACTTTCGGCGAGTCTGTCACGGTGCGCTTGCCGATCATCATCACGCCGGACAGGGCGATATACTCTGGCCTGTGCATGATAGCCAGCACGGCTTTCTCCAGCCGCTGTTCTGCGCTGATGTTGGTTGTCTTGATCATTGGTTACTTCTCCCATGGTTATGCGAGGCGCATAACGCGCCTCGCTGATTGTCTCACTGGTCTGCGGTGAACAGGTAGGACCGGTCACGCACGAGATCGGTGAAGCTATTGTTGGTCATGACCACACCAGCCCTGCTGTATTTCGGGGTGCGTACGCCGTTGATGAACACGCCGACAGCCTCGTCGCTCATGCGCTTGACGTAGGTCACCCACGCGTCGACCCAGTCAATCTCGATGCTGGACAGTGTGCGGAACACCACCATACAGGCGGCGGCCGGCGACTGCGGCACCGGTGCGTTCTCGGGATCCTCCTTGATCTGCTTCATTGTCGGCAGGTCATCAGCCAGTCGCACAAACGCCATCAGGTCCATCGCCGCACGATCACCGATAGTACCCATCAGGGCAGCGGTCACGGTCTGGTCGTCGAGCCCGTCACGCAGCTTGAGCCAGTCCGACGCAGCCTCAAGGGAGCGAGGCGTCACGAACGCAGCGCGCTGCGAGCGTGGGTGGTAGATGTAGGGGTTCTCGTCAGGCGACTGCACATCCTCGAAGGACTGGAACAGCTGCGGGTTGTCACGCACCCAGCCGAGCAGGCTGTGGTCGATACCGTTGTTGATACCCCACTCGATCCAGTCGGTATGGGACGGCTTGCGACTCTGCACCACTGTTATGCGGTTGCGTGCATGGGGTGGCAGAATGTCCCCGACACCCTCGGCGCCGAGGTTGGTGGTAGCGAACACAATGCTCTCCGGGTGCAGCTTGTAGCTGCCAACCTGACGCTCCAGCATGAGGCGCAGCAGGGCGTTCTTCACCATCGGGTTGGCCTTGCCGTATTCGTCGATCATCAGGATGATCGGCTTGTCCCGCAGGTGCAGACCCAGCTCCTCGTTGGTGGCGAACTGCACGTAGTCCTGCCCGTCGAGGTCCTTCATCTTGGGGATCATGATGTCGCCCAAGTCCTTCGTGGTGCAGTCGAAGTAGCACGCCGTGTGGGTCGGCATCTCCTGAGCGAGGGTGCGCAGGATAGAACTCTTACCTGTGCCGGTATGGCCCTGCACCAGAACGGTGCGCTTGTGACCACCCACCTTGATCAGGTTCGTCGCTTGATCGAGGCTCACGAGATACATGGTATGTGCTTGGTTCATCTCTCATTTCTCCTTGGTGTTATACGGGGCGTATAACGACGCCCTATCTGAGTCTCCTCCCACGATCCGTGGGTAGGAAAACTGCATCTTTGTGGCTCAAACCTTTCTTGAGCCTGTAGTGGATTGTCTTTGGTCCGACACCAACTTGCCTCGCCCATTCGGTCAAGGGTTTGGTCTCTCCATCTATGGTAAGCCACTTGGTGGTGCGCCTGTTCACTGTCTGGGTTTGAACGTCCGCCCACCGGCAGTTTTCGGCGCAGTATCCTTTGCTTCCGTCGATCCTGTCGATGCTTGCTGACGGGAAAGGCGGCTCCCCCATGTCCTCCAAGAATAGAGAGAAGCCGCTAACCCCGTTCTCACCGTAACGCCAACGGTCACACACTGTGATACCAACCGCACCATATCTGGGGTAGTCTTTGTTGGAAGGCTGATGGCATCGAGCCTTCATATTTTGCCAACGTATGTATAGTGTGCTCTTATTCCCCCTTCTTGAATGGCCATGTTGATACGCTGTGTTTCCCTCACCGGTAGGTTGAACCATGGTCGTCTCCTGTTTTACCTAGACTATGTTACCATGATTTACCTTGGGATGCAACCCTAGTGAGCCTGAGCTTTGCGTGCCGCCACGCAGGCGGAACACATGCACTCGTCGGTGTCGGGTCCGAAGCTCTGCTCGTCCATGGTGTATGATTCCGCGAGCGCAAGCAGCAGGTCCTTCATGAGATCGGCGGCGTCTCGGCTGTCCGATGTGAAGTTGCGGATGATCGACACAAGGATGCCGATCACATGGTATGTGCGTAGGGTGTCAGGCAGGGCGTTGTTGAACGCATCGAGAGCCACGCTCACTTGCTTCGTGATCTCTGGGTCGGCGGTCTCGTTCGGGTCGTTAGTCATCATGTCTTGTCTCCTTCAGTTGCGTCCAGTGATATGCCACCCCGACCCTACGGTGTCGGAGATGACGCGTGTGTTTGCAGGCAGGGTGTCGGCGTGCTCGTGGTGGTAGGGGGAGCGATCACCGAATGTGGTATCGTAGATAAACTCGCGGATAGTGTCCGGATTGCCGTAGTACGAGCACATCAGGTCATGCCACTTGTCCCGGTCGGCGAGGTATTCCTTCAGGTTGTGGGCGTTCACATCCCAGTTGCGCTCCCCGGTGCCGCTCATAGACAGCATCAGCTTCCACCACTCGCGATACTCGGTGTAGTTAGTCTCAGCGAGCAGCACCTTGGCCTTCTTGCGGTCGACCTTGCGCTTGCGGAACACACTCTTGAGGGGGTGTGTCGGGGCGTTGGTTTCGGGGTTGATATGCACCGTGCTGTCGTAGTCGACGGGGTAAGTGGTGCCATTGTGCCACCCACCCATGGTGAGGCAGGTTCCGACCCTGTGCAGGTAGTGCCCGCTGGGCAGAAACGTGTTGGCGAACTCGCAGGTGCTCTGCGACTGCCACGGAACCAGCGTGTAGGTCTCGTCGGGATGCCACGTCACCACGTCGGTGCGGTGGAAGCGGAAGGCGATGCTGCCGTCAGGCAGCTTGCGCACGCCCATGTGACGCACGCGCTTGTTAGGTAGGGGGTAATCCTCACCCCCGTTACGCCAAGGCTTAGCCTCGGCTTTGGTGTGCAGTTGAAGAGCACTTGCGTAGCTATCGACGCAGTCGCGCCAGTCCATATTTACAGTGAATGCCATGATTTAGTCTCCTTTGGTCATTGTTATACGCGTCGTATAACGGCGATCATGCTTTCGCCACGGGGGCACCTTCGATGGTGACGTCTGCCATCCCGAATGTGGGGATGATCTCACACACCCCTATGATAATGATGTCCGGCAGGGTGTCGGTGATCTTGCTCTCGCTCTGGTCGATCCCTGCAATCGCGATCTCGCTCAGGCTGATCCCGTCGTTGGCCGTCTTCCAGCTCCATAGGCGCCGGGAGTTCTCAAGCCGAACCCATCCACCGTCGAGGCTGTAGTCAGTCAGTGTTCCATGATGGACACCAGACTCTGAGCTTCGAATGATCACTTTCGTTCCCTTATCATACATCGTGTTTCTCCTTTTCGATGTGTTTGTTGTTTTTTATCCGTCGCCGTTGCCGTAGCCGTTACCATAGCCGTAGCCGTCGCCGTCGCCGTTGCCGATGCCGGTGCCGGTGCCGATGCCGTAGCCGTTACCATAGCCGTAGCCATCGCCTTCGCCGCTGCCGTTGCCGTAGCCGTAGCCGTTTCCGTAACCGTTGCCGTCACCGTTGCCGTAACCGTTGCCGTAACCGTAACCGTAACCGTAGCCGTCGCCGCTGCCGTCGCCGTAGCCATCGCCTCTGCCGTTGTGTGTCATGATACCGTCCCTATTCGTAGCCGTGGCCGCAGCCGTCGCCGTCGCCTTTGCCGGTGCCGGTGCCGTCGCCGTAGCCGTCGCCGTAGCCGTAGCCGTAGCCGTTGCCGTCGCCGTAGCCGTTGCCATAGCCGTTGCCATAGCCGGTGCCGGTGCCGTTGCCGTCGCCGTAGCCGTCGCCGTAGCCGTAGCCGTTGCCGTTGCCGTAGCCGTAGCCGTTGCCGTAGTTTTTCATCGTTATACACTCCGTATAACGGCGGGCTCAGCCCGCCGCATACTTGTTGATTTGTTTTAGGTGCGCTGGGTCTCGCACCAGTGTCTCACCCTGCTTATGGCCGGCTGGTGCGATACACCACGAGGCCCGTTCGCTTGCAGCGGCGGCGTCCCCGCAGTCGAGGCACGTTGAGTATCCCAGCGCCGCGCGGCGCTGGTCGTAGCTCTCTCCGCACTCGGTGCATTCGGGCTCATGCGCCGTAGGTCGCATACTGCTCCTCCCGGTACTTGGATTTGACGTTGTTGGGGTTCATGCCCCCTACCATGATCGAGGCATGGGTGAGGGGTTCATCAGGCTGGACGATATAGTCCAGCACCTCGCGCTGGTGGCGCGGCAGCTGGTCGAAGCAGGCTTCGTAGTTGAGGTCAGTCATGATTTATTCCTCCTCAGTTGAGAACGGCTGCAGCCAGCAGCCAGCCAGCGTAGCCTGCGATACACAGGCTTACGACGCCGAACGTCGCCTCGGCGTAGTAGCGCAGGCGCAGGGCGCGCTTGTGTTTGGGCTTCATGATTCATCTCCTTGGTTATACGCGCCGTATAACGGCACGGGTGCGGACAGCACCATGAGGCAGCCCCGTGTGGGGCTACCCTAGCTGTTGTCCATTTGTTGCGGATTGCGCATGCGTCTGCTTCCGGGTTTCAATCGGGCAGGGCTGGGCGTTCGGTGTCACATCACGGGTGCATAAGCACTCCGTCAGAACGCCGGCACTCGCGCGGTGCAGGAGCGTTAGCGTAACTCCCCGCGTCGAGCAATGGCACCACAATCCTCGCATCATCGGCTTGGTTATACGGGACGTATAACGGCCTAGCTGTGGCACAAACCAACAATGATAAAGAGCGCCGGGCCGAGGCCCGGGCCGGGAGGCAGGGTGCCAACCGACCCTTACACAATACCACAAAAACAAGTATATGTCAATAGATGGGACTATACGTGGTTAAAAATAGTTATACGGGAATTTGTTCGCAATGTTCCAGAAAGTTCCGCAGGCTAGGGAACTTTCTCAAGGCACTGATTTTGTTGGATAATTTTTTCCTTAGCATGTGTAGTAGTAGTAGGTAAGTTATTGATTTCTCTAAATAAAAGGGGCTTCCGTGCATGGTCCCTCGTAAGTGCTTGATTTTCAAGGAAAGTCCTAAAGTTCCGAAAGTAGCCAAAAATAACGCTTTAGAGGTCTGGAGATTTGGGGGTTTGGGGCTGTGGTGCGTCGTGGCGCATTCCGCCGCTCTCTCGCTCGTTCAAGAAAGCTTATCCCCTCCAGAGGCGGAACATTCGGAACATTCCTAAATTATCGTTTGACATCAACGGGTTAAATGTTCCGTTTAATCATTAAACTATGGAACTTTCCTAGGAACATTCGTAACTTTGTCAAAATAGGATCAAGTTTTGACACGAATAAGGGTTGACTAAGTCACGGTTAAGCATGACAAGGATGGCACTGTTATACGATCCGTATAATGGCACGTTTATGTTTGACATAGGAGAGGGAAAAGATGGCCAAAAAATGTGACTATTGTGGCAAGCGCACACGAGTTGATCGGGCAAAAATAATGGAGGGTTATCCGGGTGACACAATAACGTGTTGTGTGACATGCGCAAAAGACAGGGGAAACCTACCGCATAGCGTGTATGTGGACTACCTTTCGGCACGCTTGAAAGCGCGCGTCGCGCAGCTCCAAGGGAGCCCCTCCGCTGCACAGGAAACTGGTGACGCTGGCCCAACCGTGAACGAGGCGATCAGCAGAGCGCTGGCTGCATATACCGACGCTGTGCAGGTTACAGATCAGGCGTTGGAAGCAGAGCGGCAGCGGGTTCGGGTGCTGATATCACTGATGCGGGCAGCAAGGAAACACGGCTTCGACCACAGACTGAAGGTCGCAAAGCGAGAGGAGTAACTGATATACGCCGCGTATGTGATAGGCTCTCTGCTGCATTGGGAACTGGCGACGGGCGATACATACGCGGCGTATGCGGACACGGGCGCGCGGTGTCACACCGAATCCGGATGGGATCTAGGCGCTCTGCTGAACTGGGAACTGGCGACGCGCCCGAACCTCGGAAGTGGAGACAAAGAAAAACCCCGGCGTTGCCGCCGGGGTTGAGGTCACATCGGGGTGACTAGAAGTATGATGAGGAGGGCCGCGGCGATTACCGCGGCCCCGATGAAGTCTCGGATCATCCGAGGGCCTTCAGGGCCTTCAGAAGTTCGCGGGATGCCTTGAGGGCTTCCGTCACGTCGCCTAAGACCTTGGCGTCGCTTCCCTTCGCCGTACCATCTTTAATCGCCGTCAGGCGCCGGGCGATGTTGTCCACATTGGACACCATCACTTCGATAGGCGTACGCTTGTTAGCGTCGCGCTTGGCTTCCCTGTCAGCCTTGACCTTAGCGGCCGCGTCGCCCTTGGAAGCCCCTTTGGCTTCCTCGCGCTGGATAGCCACCTTTTCCCAATACATGTCAGCATAGACCGATGCCAAGCGGTCCACCGCATTGTTGGCGTGAGTGGTCCAAGCCGACTTGGGCTTTTCCACAATTTTCTTGCGGCCCTTAGGACCCATCACGCTACCGCTAAGGACGTCCTTGCCCTTGGCAGAGGTGTAGGTTTCGGCCCATTCAGCCCCCTGCCAGCCCACAAAAAAGCCCATCATCAAGGCGCTGCGATATTCGCCGCCCTTGGCGATGCAGAGAGGCGTCATTTCGAGCACCTCGAGCTGGTCAATCAGAGGGACATAAAGGGCCTCGCCCTTATCGTTGACGGTGGACAGCTGCTCGCCAACAGCTGCGACGGTGGTGCGAAGGTTCGAGATAGACATAGGATTTACTCCAGATTTAACGCCGTCCCGGTCCGGCGGATTGGGCCAGCGGGTCCGGGTCTGTCCCGCTGACAAGGATCAATCTACACAATCCAAAACGTATGTAAACCCGTAAAAGCGATTAAAAATGTGAACAAGTGGTCAACCCATTGATAACAAACGATTCTTTTTTGTGGGGATCCGCCGCCATCGCCGCCATCGCCGCCATCGCCGCCATCGCCGCCATCGCCGCCATCGCCGCCATCGCCGCCATCGCCGCCATCGCCGCCATCGCCGCCATCGCCGCCATCGCCGCCATCGCCGCCATC